CAACTTTCTCGTAGATATGATCACTGTCACTCCATTGAAGATTGTTATCAACCAAGCCTTGACGAATCCAGAATGAAAGACCAGAGTGACCAAAATGTAATCCCATTTTGTGAAAGACTCTGCCCATTAAATTAGATGTGTCGCCCCAAGAACAATAGTTATAAGAAGATTCAAATTCATCTTCGGGATAAAACGTGACATCTACCTGAAAACTTTGGTATGGAAAAGAATAGACGTTACTATTCTTATAAGGCTTATATCCAAATTCTTTTTCTAAATATTCTGAAAAGTCTTTGTAATCTTTCCAAGAAATCAAAATTGACGGATCAGAATAACATTGAACCAGTATATCTAAATCACCATGAGTATCTTTATTTCTGAGAGATGGAGCAACTGCTACACGATTAAAACATGGTCTGTTAACTTTCATATCTGAATGAAACTTGTTAATAAGTTTATGTTTCATTATTTCATATTCATCAGTAGGAATACGTTTTTCTGGAAGATTCCAAGTTTTAAGTAAATTGCCTCCCATAATATTTAATTTGTTCTCTTAAACTTAAAGAGTTTTCGCTTCTTGTCAACAGTTAATATCCAAAAGCTTCAATAGTGTATTTGAAAGGATTACCCTCAATGTTTTTAACAAGATCAAGCATTGTAGCTGCAATGTCACGAATTTCTTTTTGAGCATCTGGCTTGTTGCGAAGCTCCAAGAAGTGATAAAAACTTCTCCAATTGAACATTACATCAGCTTGAATCTGAGAATTGTATGTTTTGAAGAATCGAGCACTTTCTTTTGAGCGTTTGCGACCAAGAACAGGTTCAAGGTCTTTGAGACATTGGTGATATAGTTTGTTACCTAATTCAGTATAATCCGCAAGAATTTTACACCAAAGTTCTTTTTCTGGTAGTGGTTCAGCACACCATCCAATCATATCAATATTGTGAGCTTCACTAGAAATGATGTCTTTCCAATCTTCAGGAATGTAATACTTATCTTCCTTCAACTCTTTATACCTAGCACTCTCACCATTGATTGAAACGCCAACTCGGTGCTTGAGTAAATGAATATGACTTGCAATGTCACAATCCACAAGAAAATGAAGAGAAGATTTTTCAAAAGGTGTATGATGTCCATGATCTGCAAGCATTTTTAGTACGTTAGGAATGCGCCCACGTTTGTCATCTGTAAGGTCACGACTTGTAGAGGTCCAGGCAGAACATGCGTGAATTTCGTCGCTGCCATAATGTCCTAAAAGGATAATGTTATTGTTTGTCATATTTTGTTTCATAAATGTAATGATCTGAAGTTTCAATCTTACGACTGTTTTCAACTGTATAAGTATTTGTATCAATTAGATACCCAGGATTTTTTTCAATTCTATTTTTTATCCATGCATCATCATACCAGAGCACTCTGTTGTTAGGATAAGCAAAATAATTACCTTCATCCATTTTAAATACATGAGCACATTTATGTTCTGCTGTTTCAGAAAAATTTACATCTGTAGCACCAGATTTATTTTCCCAAGACCAATCAAGAGTAAACATATAAACGCCTTGTAATTTATCATGTTTGTATGTTATCAATTCTGCACGAAGACCTGATAACCGTTGTCTCACTTGAACATCAATATATGGAGAAAAACAATCCCAATGCATATGCTCATTTAAAGGTCTTACTGGAGCATCTGTTTTCCAACAAAATGCATTAATAGGTCTGCGTGTCCAGTTGACTCCATTTTCAAGAAAAGCTTCAAATAGTGGTGTTCGTTTTTCAATAGATGCCACGCTATGTATATCACATAACGTGAAATCTCCGTGACCTTTTGTATGATTAAACATGTATTCATTGCGGATATAACATGTTATGACAGGAATATTATGATTAAGATACATAAATATAATTCATTTCTATTAAACTAATATACTCTATTCGTTGCTAATAGCATTTTCACTTTTATTTAAAAGTGTTTTAATTTTTAAAATTAAAGGTGTAATTTTTTTACACCAATTACAAGAGCAATTTTTATTATTCATAGTATATTATATACTATGAATAATGTCTGTCAACTTAATTTAAGGAAAGAAGATATAATAATCGGTTAAATTCACCTTCAATTTCATCTTTAATATTTAATAAATCTTTATCTTCTTCTTTTAATACAGTTGTCAACTCTTTCATGAGTTGATCACGAAAACCTTTAACTGTTTCTTTAATATCTCCAGCATATGTTTCTGCTTTAATAATATATTCAGGAGCATTTGTTGGACGACCGTATTTTCCGTAATAAACTTCTACAAAAGAATCAAACAATTCATCAAGATTTTCATATGCTTTTTGTAATGCTTTATGTTCAGCATAACTTGTAGTTTGCCAATGAAATATTTTTAATTGAGAAATTGTTGTAAGAAAAGGAGTAAGACGAACCATACTTTTATTTACTAATTATTCTTCTTGTTTCTCTTCTTCATCTTCTTCTTCTGAACTTTCATCAGAAATCAAATCATAAACAAAGTCAGATACTTCTTCAATAAATTCCTTCCATTCATCTTCATCTGATGGCGAAATACTTTGAAATTCTTCTAAAATTTCATCATAGAAAACAACAGATTCATCTTTTAATTCAATTGCCAAATTGACAAATTTATTAATTTGACGATTAGTGATTTCTATTCCTGAATCATCTGCAAGATTTTCTAAATGGGATTTTAATTCATCTTTATTCATACTGTTTGATTTTATTTACCTTTTAAATACAAAAAAGCGTCTCTAGATTTTAGTCAAGAGACGCTTTTTTTATTTTTTTAAGCAGAAAGTTCTGCTGATGTATAAACTAAAACAGAATTAGAATCTTCAAAAGGATCATCACTCTGATTTGATTGTTCATTTGAACTTGAAACTTCAATAGAAGTATTAGAAAGTGCTTCAATTAGCACTTCATCTTCTTGAACAGAAGTTTCAGCTTTAACTGTTTCACTATGATTCTTTTTCGCCTTTACAGTGCATTTGAGAGCCTTGGCAACATTAAGATGAATGCCATACTTCATAACAGCTTGTTCAGGAGATAGTTCTTCATCAGTAATAAGACGACGACCTGCACGACTTACATAAGAAGAATCAAGTTCCTCATTTGTAATACCGTAGCGGGTTGCCAACACGGCGAACTGCTTAGGGTTTGTCTTGACGATTTCTCCTGTCACCTTGCAAGTGAAGGAATAGCGGTTTTCGGGGTTTGATGGTTTAGCCATATGTTTGTTTTGTTTATTTGTTATAGTCTTCCGTAATGGAATTAATATATTATAACATATAAAAAGGGGTTGTCAAAAGCTTTTTAATACTAAAATCAACATTTTATTGTTAAAACTTTAAAAAATAAAAAGACGAGTATTTCTACTCGTCTTTTTATTAATTTAATATTTTATTACAAATACTTGTTAAGATTATTTCGAACCAGTTATTTTATTTGTCTGCTGTATCAAAAATTTTAACCAACTCAAAATCTTTGATAAGATTCTCTGCTGGTTCTATATCAACATTGATCCATAAAAAGTAATCAGTATCTTGAGTATTCATTGTAGATGCTCCAATGTCATAATACATCTTGCCTGTAGCATAATCTCGCTCATCTCTCAAGATGCAGACATAATGAGAATTTTTTGCAGCTAGACATAATTGTAAAATTTCTTCAACAGTTTTGTTGGTGGGTCGTCTGCACGAAGATTCACAACAATTCAATTCATCAACTCTAACATCAAAAGCAACACTCATAGCTTTGCGTAAGAAATCTTCTTTTGCATCAATGGCGTATAGTTTATAAGCTGCTTGTCTAATTTGATTCATAGTTTAACGGTTAAAAAGAGATTTTAGCTTTGCTTCCAAGAATAACTCCAGATACACTGTTAGGAGCATTTAGCTTTACAGTGATTGTGTTATCATTCATATCAGCACCATCAATAGTGCAATCTCGAAGATTAGTTTCTGAACTTTCGTTATTATCTATACTTTCCCATTTAATATTGTGCAATACTTTACGCAGTTTTTCTTTAAACCAATCAAGTTCTTCTTTTGTCATATGTTTATAAATTTAATAATTTGTTTTTTAATTCTTCTTCAAAAGTCATTTCAAGCCACTGAAAAGGACGTTCAGGATCAAATAAATGACTCATATAATGTTTGTTGTTTTTAAAAATACTACATGTATCAATTAATACATCTTCAAAAATATCCCTATAACAATAAATGGAACATTGTTTTTTCTCGAAAACTACTTCATAACCATTTTTACGAAGAAATTCTGCCATTTCTTCTCTTGTAAAATTTATATTCATATTAGAATCCTCGATTTTGACGAATAGGAGTGCCTGTTAAAACTGAACCGTTACGATGTTTAATTGTAAATCCTTTTCGATTTTGTTCAAAAAATACAATATCGTTACCATTCCACTGAAAAAATTTACCTTTTTCAGCACTTTTATCTTTTGAGTAAAGAAAGCAGTGTACACTTGGATATTGTGAAGTGTCTTTACAGTAATCATCAAATGGTTTACAATATAATGATATATAAACACTGTCAGTAAAAATACAAAGATTATCAAATTCTTGTTTGTTTTCTAAAGACAACTCTTCATCATTCATTAAAGAATAACACAAGTCATTTGCACGTTCAATTTCATTTTTGTCTTTAAGACTTTTCTTTGGAATTGCTATTTTAGTAGTTAATTGAACAGTATATGTATCAGGGCGTTCTACACAAACATTAAAGAACTCTGAAAAGTCTTTTGGTAGTTCGTTGTAAAGATTACATTCATCAATTATACAAACAAGAGAATCAACAGATAATTGTGGTAAAATAGATAATTGGTTTTTAACAATTTCAGCATTGTTTTTAAGTTTTAATCGGTCATCAATAATCTCACAAATAAGTTCTTCTGAAAGAAAATCATAGTGTTTATGATAACGCACACGGCTAGGACGAGAATTAAAAAACTCTCCAATATCAGATGAATTAGATGTTAGTAAAAATAAATGTCTAGATTTTGCAACACCATCTAATACACTCAAGAAAAAGTTTCGAGACTCCTCACTGTCATAAATCTTTTCAAACTCATCAATAAAAATAATTGACGGGGTTTTAATACTTTCAAAAAATTCCAAAAAATTACAATCGTTAAAAGCTTCTGTTAAAAGAATAATAGGCATATTACTTTTAACACAAATAGATTTCGCTTCTACAGTTTTACCAGTGCCTTTTGGGCCAGAAAGTAAAACTCCCATACCTTTTTTAAAAGACTGATATGTATTTAATACTCGATCTGGAAAATTAGAATTGCCGTAAATTTTCTTTGGTAAATCCATTTTTTCACGTTCAATCAAATGAAATCCTTTTAATTGAGAGTAGGAAATTGCATAATTTCCAACTTCTAAAGAACCTTTAATACTTTCTGCATCAAGAATAGATGTTATTTTACCGTTTTTAATATAGTGAGTTTCAGACATATTTTATAGTATCATATTTTATCATGTTTGCAAGAGAAAAAAACGTCTTTAAAATTTTAAAGACGTTTTAACATTTAATACTTTATTCGGTTTGTGAACTTTCAACAGTTTCAATATCAACTTCACCAGAGTCAAGTTGCTTGCTTTCATTTTCTAAAAAGTTAAAGCTCTTTAATTTGTAAACTTCCCAGCTATTAGGAATGTCTTTTCTTAACACAATACCTTCCGCCCATACGTCCTTCTGACAAAGTTTACACTTCTTTTCAAGATAATCTCGAATGAGGTTATTTAAGAAGTTTTCGTGCCAATGTTTTTCTGTAGAAAGTTCAGGATATAAATCCTTAGCTTTACCACTATAATGAAGAAGAGGAGTCTTTAAACCATAACGAGTACAATATTCCGTCATTTGAGATGGTGAAAGCTCAAAAACATCACCATCGGTATTTGTATAAGTCATTCGATAAACAAAATAATCAAGAGAGCCTTGTGGACAAGAATAATCGTAATCGCGCTGAATCATACTTCCAGTTGGAGTATAACCAACAATTTCGCCGTAAGCTGAATAACCCTTTTTTAAATGTGGATAAAGCTTGTCTGCAACAATCTTCCAAACATCAGTATCATAAAAATTGTTATTTTCTTTACCATTATCCATGATTTTATTTTTGATAACGCTACGAGAACTATAGATTAATCCGTATTCGGTTTCAACTACATTCAATCTAAGAAATTTACCAATTTTATCAAGAAGTGAAAGCTTCTTTTTAACAATAACATTAGAAACTACAAAAGAAGTACCATGATACTTTTCGGTAATATTGATAAAATCATCTGGATTAATTTTATCAATATTACGCTTCAACTGTTCAGTAGAAGGATGGAAATGGAATTGATTTTCAACAAGACGAGAAATGTATTTCTTAACATTACCTCTTGTCTTTTTCTTACCAGCTTCACCAAAGTTTCGCATTCCTTTTGGAATGTATTTCTTGCAAAAATAGTGTTCAAAGAAAAGGTCAAAATCACTTCCGACATATTTTTCAGTGATTTCAATCTTTTGATTCAAAATATCTTTAGCAAAAGATTCAAGCAGAGAAACAGGAACTATATATCCTTCAGATTTTTCACCACGTAATTTTACTGCTTTTACTCTAGAATTTTCTTCAAACAGACCTTTTTGTTCTTTAATACGATTAAGTTCTTTATCACGAAAAGAGTTTGTGTAAGAAAGAAACTCTTTTGAGATTGCACACTCAAGAGGAAAATAACAATAAATTCCATTTTCAGCATTAATACCAGTAATAACATTATTACCGAAAAGAGATGTTACTTTGAGCTTATCAGCATTAGAATGCTGACGAAAATTTTCGATTTTAACAATAGATGCTAAATAATTAGGACTGTGATTTTGTGATTTATTGAACATACTACACTATAATAAAGGTTAAATTTTTGTCAATGTTTATTCTATAATTTATGAGAAACTTCTTCTAAAAGCATTTCTTTAGACTCAATTTTTATGTTTTTTGATAATTTGGTAAAAGGTGCATAAAAAGAATCAGTTGCAAATTTTTCTGAAACTTCGAGAATTTCTCTTTCATATTCTACAGTTGCATTTATTTTGTAGTATTTATAAAATACAATTTCTCTTGGATCAGAGATTTTTACACATTCATAATTCTCAAAAACGTAGCAACATGATTCATCACTAATAATGTTGATAATATCAATTACACGAACAAGACTATTTTTCTTTTTAGCAGCTTTGCCAAGCCGAATTAAAAGTTTTTTAAAACGACGTGAATCATTATTTTCAAATTTTAAAATACGTTCTAAATTATTTTCATTAGCACAATAAGCACCATATTGAAAAAAGAATTTTTTAATTTCATTTATTCTATCTAAAAATAGAATGTTTCTTCTCTGAAGATCTTTTTTTAGGTGTTTTAGTTTACGTTTAAATGGAATATCTTTCATTAGTTTAAAGTTCTATTGTTCCAGACATTAATTGCTTCTGAGTGCCATTCTTTTGGTATAAGCATTGTTTCATTTTCTTTTGAAACAGCATAAATTTCTTCTCCAACAAAAAGCAAAACTATTTTCTTGGAGAAGAAATTAAAAATGAAATTACCTTTTTCCATTTTTGGATTTATCAATCTGACTTGGATGCCTTTTGGTAATTTTCCAAGTTCGCACATTGTTTCGCTTTTTACGATCAATTGCTACTGCTGGTTCTTGAAAAGCATAAGCACCATGGTTAATTTTAGTAACGGTTGTGCCTGCTCCACCATTACAGGAAGCTAGACCAAGTTTCTTTAGTTGTTTTTGTTGTTTATTCATTTTATTAAAAATTAAAATTTATTCTGTCCACAGTATACTCTTAAAATTAAGACTGTCAAGAATCTTTTGACAATTACCACAAGGTTTCGCCATCATTGGTTCTCCACTTTTTGAAAGACGAACATTAAAAAGTACCAATCCTGAAAAATCACTGTTTCCGAAGCGATTAATATACTCACGAATTGCTACAATTTCAGAATGAAATCCAGCTACATATTTTTTAGAATTTTCTTTTAATGCGGTATAATGTCCAAACTTATGATAAGGATGTAATTTATCATAAGAATTAACACCTGTAATAAAAAGTTGATTTTTATTCAAAATGTAAGAGAAATGTAAGTTTCTACCAGTTCTCAAATTTTGAAGACTTTTAGAAATTTCAATTAACCTTTGACGGCGATAAGAATTCATTATTTTACACTTTTATAAGCTTGCATATAGTAAATACAATCAGGAAACTCAGGTTCTTCTGAGTTTATTGCAGCATACATACCTTCTGTTTGCATTTTCTTAATGTATTCAGGGGATACTTCGATTTCGATTAATGTTTCGTTCATATATTTTGTTTAAATGAGAAGTGAGGTTATTGCAAATTTTTAATGTTGTCAAGATTTTTCTTTGCTTTTTCGAAAAATGTTAAACTGCCTTTAATGCCAGAGCTATATCGAAAATAAAAATTTTTGTTATTTCTAATAACAAATCGAAGTAATCTTTTACCATATCCTTTTTTTCGGTAATTAGGTTTGATAAAAATTCCAACATTTACATCAAAAAAATTATTTAATACTAAACAAGAACCAATTGGTTTTTCGTTTTCATATAAAATATAAATTGATTTTACTTCATAAAAATTTTCTTTCAACCATGTTGAAAAACTCCATGTTGGAACATATAGATAATTTTTATGAATTATTTTTTTAGCTTCATTTAATTTTTCATTAGAGTATTTTTTAATTTTCACTATAGAATTTGTTTTTGTTTTTGTTTTTGTTTTCGGAAGACACCGAAGGATAAGCTTTTTAAGCGTCTGTGCAAGTTATTTTTTTTAGTTTTTAGTTTTTGGTCAAAAACTGTTGACAAGTAAAGAAAATATTATATTATAGAAATATGAAAATTTGCACTTTTTCTGAAACAAATGCTTCATTTTTTGAAGCAGAATATTCAAATGGTATCAATGCTAGTAAAGAAGTATCTGTTCATGGTGTAGAAATAACCAATAATCAATTATTTTTTAGAGGATATGATGACAACGGCATTCTTCATAAAATGAATCCACTGCATTTATTTTCAAAGGAAACAGGTAAGCAAATGATTAACACATTCGTATAAATTTATGTCAACCACATTACAATTAAAAGAACAGTTCCGTTACTCAATTTTTGATTGCCAATCAAAAAAAGAGTGGTATCAAGTATCCAAGCCCCGCAAGACTTCCAAATTTTGGAAAGATAGTTATGTTGTGTGGGATAATTTAAACAACAAGAAAGTAAACTAATGAAAAAGAATTCTAGTGGTTTTATTCATTCTTTGGAAACCAATGAAGTCTAAATGGTATTCAAAAATTTGGTAAACTGGTTAACATTCCCTATAATTTACGGTATAATTTGAATATGAAAATCGAAACAAAAATAAATGATTTGAAGAACTTCCTTATCTTGAAAGAAACAAAGATTAAGTTGGAACGCCATACTAACAAAGCCAAAGATCAATTTGAATTCGCTCTTTCCCAAGATAAGAAAGACGATAAGCTTGTTGAGACTATTAATCTAGTCAGGTCTTTCAAATCAGACTTTTATAAACAAGAGACTGCATTTAAGAAAATTCCTAAAGAACGTCGTGATTTAGTCTACCTAACTCATAAATGGGCACTTGATGTTGCTAAACAGGTGTGTTATATGGGAAGATGTTATTCGGGTGATACGTCTTTTTATTACTCTATTATTGATGGTCCTTCTGATGCACATACAACGACTGATAGTGGAGATCAATATTCCCGTAAATGCACGTTTCGTAAAACTGATGCATCACATAATGTAAAAATTGATGCGAATGATATTCCTTTTATGTGGGAAAATCAAAATGTGATGAAACTTTCGGATAGTGATGGATTACCGTTGATTTCTTTTAAACCTAATGGACAAGCTGTTTGGGTGCAAACAAAGGTTAAGTCTATCGTGGCAGTAAATGGTTGGATTTGTTGGAATGAGACAATGTGTTATCATTCTACTAAATCCTATGCTGATGCAGAAAAAGGATTATCTAAGAAGATCAAACTTGCACAGGAAGAACGTAAACGCCAGATCAATGCTAAGAAAGAAGATCGTAGAGCAAGGCTTATTGCACGTCTATGTAAGAATGTTAATGCGACGTTTGAAGATGCTCGTTCTTTGGGATATTGTGAACCAGGAATCCGTAGTTTTCAACAAACATATAATATCAGTAATCAAGCAACATTGCAAGAATTGATGGCGACTAAAAATCCACTGGCTGTTAAACTGGCAATTACTGTTGCACGTAAAATTAAACGTAGTGTTTGACATTCCCTATAATTTGTGATAATATCTTCCAACATAAAAGAAATTCAATTAGATGAATCAAAAGGTGTAGAAAACATTCGTATTAAAGATTAAAAAAATAAAATTATGAAAGAAACAATTGCACAACTATTAAAAGTAAAAGATTTTCCATTCCTTATTAAAAATAAGAATAATAAAGAAATCTATTTTGAAGATTCAAATGGATTTTGGTATAAGTGTGAGTATAACTTGAATGGTAAACAAATCTATTCTGAAGATTCAGATGGATATTGGAATAAGCATGAATATGACCAGAATGGTAAAGAAATCTATTTCGAAGATTCAGATGGATATTGGATTAAGTGTGAGTATAACTTGAATGGTAAAGAAATCTATTTCGAAGATTCAGATGGATATTGGTTTAAGCGTGAGTATAACTTGAATGGTAAAGAAATCTATTTCGAAGATTCAGATGGAACTATCATGGATAACCGAACAGAAATTATTGAAAATACTTTATGTTGACATTTATAGTTAAGTTATTTTACTTTTTATACTCTTGGTGCATCATGAAACTTTTTAAGTTTCTGTGGTATTATAAATTTATATCAACTCTTTGTAAGAATAGTGCAACAAGAAATTGTAAAAGAGCCGAAGAAGCTTTTAATGAATTTTAATATGAAAATTAACGCAAAACAATCAGTCTATAATGGTGTAAAGGTCATCCCTTGCATTGTGACTACAGAATTTAGAAATGAAGTATCTAAACGTCTCAAATCAAAAGGAATGGATGTGATTACTATTGAACACGGCGGAATTTTCTTTGCTGGTGATTCGCCTGATGAAATTGATATGGGAGATTTAGAACAATACATTTATCATTTGACTTAATTTTAAACTGGTTAAGATTAATAATAATGGAAATAACTGAAATTAAAGAAACTACAAAGTACAAAGCTATTTCTTTTGAAAAAGAAGAAAAAGTTTATTTAGAATGTGCTTCTTCCAAACTATCTGGAAATTATTCACTATTTTATTATAGTGACGGTTACTTGACAGCATATAACGAAGATGATAAAGTGGAGAACTACTTTACAGTAGAATATTTTAAAACTAAATTCCTTAAACAACATGAAATTCAATAATTGGAACCTGTGCTGTATCAGTAAAACACTGTCTGATAACGGCAATAACTTTAAAACCATGACTCTTACACAGTTCAACAAACAGTCTCCCAAAGATGCTTTATCTGAACTATGTTCGCGTATTTTACACAACTTTAAAAACACCGAAAAAACAATTCGGTTTTGCCAGCTTAATAATATCTCTGGCTATCGTCTTTCATCTTCACTCTGTCCTATCATTACTCATGACAGTGTAAACATGCAGGTTTGTGATTTGCCTAACTTTTCTGATATTCAAGAAGTATGCTCTCGTATCAAAAATTTACTGGCAATTCAGCCAATAAAAATTTCTGCTCATCCAAGTGAATACATTTCACTTTCTACTAGTGACGAAAATATTCTCAAAAACACTTTTCGTGACCTAAATCAGCATGGCGAGATTTTTGATTTGCTGGGTTTGCCTCTTGATTACTCTGCACCAATGAACATTCATGTGCGTAAAGACGGTAATACGTCTGACATTGTATCTTCTGTTATGCGTAACTACGACCGTTTATCTGATAATGTTCGTAAGCGTTTAGTTTTTGAAAATAATGACAATAAAAACGGCACATGGAGTGTGCGTAATTTGGTTAGACATTTTCATGAAAAATATAGTATTCCTATTACTTTTGACACTTTACACCATTATATTCTCCCTGATGGCTTAAGCGAACGTGATGCATTTGAACTTGCATATTCAACATGGGGCAGCTATACTCCTGTGTTCCATTACAGCGAGGGTATTATAGAAAATGGTGTTATTACTCGTAAGCATCGTGACATGCCAACTAATGTTCCTCATAATTATAATCCTAATGTTTTTTGGGACATAGAACTTAAATTTAAAGATTTAGCAATTTTTGAGCTTCGCCGCTTAAAAGAATTAAATTCGCCCATTTATTAAAATCACATTAAATAATAATTAAATAATTATGTTAAATAATATTCAAAATATAAATTCTGGTTGTCTTCAACTTATTTTAACTATTTTAGTTCTTTCTGCACTATTTTTCGGATTGCCTACCCCTTGGGGAATCTTTGAAATTGATTTGTTGCCTCCAGGAATTTATCTCAATCGTTAAAAAGGGTGTGATGTATGAAGCTTTGAAAGATATTGTTGAAGAATCTTGCGAAGAAAACGTTGGTAAGATTGCAGGTGATGCATTAAAAGTAGTTGATAAATTGTGGGATAAACTCTATAGTAAAGAACAAGTATGACTATTGAAGATAAATAATATTATGACCTTTAATCAATTATACAACAAAATAATCAACGAAAACACTGCACCAAAAAGATTTTATCATGGTAGTATGACTGAACTTCCAGTGGGAACTATACTAAAACCCAATGATAATTATGAAGAAAATTGGTCAAATACTTATTTTTATTCTGTTTTGGAATATTATAGACCAAAAGATATGCTATCACATAAGAATAGTGTTTTTATGTGTGGAAATGACGAAGATGTTGAGTTAGCGGGCGGTGGAACAGAATATCTATTTGTAGTAGAACCTTTAGGTAAAGTCGAGCGACATGATGTTAATTGGAGTTCTGAAATATCCGTGTTAATGTCGGATGGGTTAGAAATAGATGATCCTGAAGTAATTGAGGCTGCTGCGAATTACTGGAACGGAACACCGCATTATAATGAGCAAGTTTGGGAATACCTAACACCTTTTGCTAAGATTATTTCTGTCGAAGAATACTAACTATGTTAAGAGCATATACATTAAAAGTAGTTGATAAATTGTGGGATAAACTCTATAGTAAAGAACAAGTATGACTATTGAAGAGAAAACAATTAAACTAGCAGAAGCAGCGGGATTTACCGACATTATGCTACCTATGGGCGTTGACAAATCTCTAGAAAACGTTAAAATAAAAAGTCCTATCGAATTCAACCCTATTGGTAAAGTGTCCGTAGTAAATATGGTGTGGTGAAATGTTCAGAATTGAACGCCATTAGGGTTGAATTCGATAGGAAATTAAAAGCAATTTTATTATGAAAGAAACAATCGCGCAATTTTTAAAAATAACAGATTTTCCTTTTCTTATCAAAGAAAAGAATAACAAAGAAATCTATTCTGAAAAATCAAATGGATATTGGTTTAAAAAAGAGTATGATTTGAATGGAAAAGAAATCTATTATGAAAACTCAGATGCATACTGGATTAAGCGTGAATATGACCAGAATGGTAAAGAAATCTATTTTGAAGATTCAAAAGGATATTGGAATAAGAATGAATATGACCAGAATGGAAAATTAATCTATCGTGAAAACTCAGATGGATATTGGTCTAAACGTGAACATGACCAGAATAGTAACGTAATTTATTATGAAAACTCAGAAGGAACTATCATTGATAACCGACCAAAGGTTATTGAGTTGACTTTAGAAGAGATTGCAGATAAACTTGATATGAATGTAGAAAACATTCGTATTAAAGATTAAAAAAATAAAATTATGAAAGAAACAATAGCACAATTTTTAAAGGTAACAGATTTTCCATTCTTTATTAAAAATAAGAATAATAAAGAAATCTATTCTGAAGATTCAGATGGATATTGGTTCAAGCATGAATATGATCAGAATGGTAATCAAATCTATTTCGAAGATTCAGATGGATCTTGGATTAAGTGTGAGTATAACTTGAATGGTAAAGAAATCTATTTTGAAGATTCAAATGGATTTTGGTATAAGCGTGAATATAACTTGAATGGAAAAGTAATCTATCATGAAGATTCAAAAGGATATTGGTTTAAGCGTGAGTATGATCAGAATGGTAAACAAATCTATCATGAAGATTCAAAAGGAATTATCATGGATAACCGACCAAAAATTATTGAATTGACTTTAGAAGAGATTGCAGATAAATTAGGATTGAGTGTAGAAAACATTCGTATTAAAGATTAAAAAAATAAAATTATGAAAGAAACAATTGCACAACTATTAAAAGTAAAAGATTTTCCATTCCTTATTAAAAATAAGAATAATAAAGAAATCTATCATGAAGATTCAAATGGATTTTGGTATAAGTGTGAGTATGATCAGAATGGTAATCAAATCTATCGTGAAGATTCAAATGGACGTTGGTTCAAGCATGAATATGACAAGAATAGTAATTTAATCTATTCTGAAACCTCAAATGGATTTTGGAATAAGTGTGAGTATGATCAGAATGGTAATCAAATCTATTATGAAGATTCAAATGGATATTGGTCTAAGCGTGAATATAACTTGAATGGAAAAGAAATCTATTTTGAAGATTCAAATGGAACTATCATGGATAACCGACCAAAGGTAATTGAATTGACATTACAGGAAGTCGCAGATAAACTAGGATTGAATGTAGAAAATATTCGTATTAAAGATTAAAAAAATAAAATTATGAAAGAAACAATAGCACAATTTTTAAAGGTAACAGATTTTCCATTCTTTATTAAAAATAAAGATGAAGAAGAAATCTATCGTGAAGATTCAGATGGATTTTGGTATAAGTGTGAGTATAACTTGAATGGTAATGTAATCTATTATGAAAACTCAAATGGATTTTGGTATAAGTGTGAATATGACTTGAATGGTAATGAAATCTATTATGAAAACTCAGTTGGACGTTGGTCTAAGCGTGAATATGACCAGAATAGTAATGTAATCTATTCTGAAACCTCAGATGGATATTGGTCTAAACGTGAACATGATCAGAATGGCAATAAAATCTATTCTGAAAACTCAAAAGGATATTGGATTAAGCGTGAGTATAACTTGAATGGTAATCAAATCTATTATGAGAACTCAGATAGATTTTGGTATAAGTGTGAATATGACTTGAATGGAAAAGAAATCTATTATGAAGATTCAAATGGACGTTGGTCTAAGCGTGAATATAACTTGAATGGAAAAGAAATCTATTTTGAAGATTCAAATGGATATTGGATTAAGCGGGAGTATGACCAGAATGGCAATAAAATCTATTATGAAAACTCAAAAGGAACTATCATTGATAACCGACCAAAAATTATTGAATTGACTTTAGAACAGATTGCAGATAAACTAGGATTAGATGTAGAAAACATTCGTATTAAAGATTAAAAGAAATCTTTTTATGAAAGAAACAATAGCACAATTTTTAAAGGTAACAGATTTTCCATTCTTTATTAAAAATGCAGATAATAAAGAAATCTATTCTGAAAAATCAAATGGATATTGGTTTAAAAAAGAGTATGACAAGAACGGTAACGAAATCCATTTTGAGAACTCAAATGGATATTGGTTTAAAAAAGAGTATGATTTGAATGGTAACGAAATTCATTTTGAAAATTCAAGTGGATTTTGGTCAAAGAGTGAGTATGATAATAAAGGTAATTTAATATATTATGAACACTCAGATGAATATTGGGTTAAGAATGAGTATGATAGTAACGGTAAATTAGTTTATTTTGAAAACTCATATAAAAACTCAAAAGGAACTATCATTAATAAACGTCCAAAAATTATTGAGTTGACTTTACAAGAAATTGCAGATAAACTTGGAATGGATGTAAATATTCTTCATATCAAAGTTTAAAAAAACTTTTAAAGTTTTTTCTGATAAGTTAAAACATGACTCGAAATGAATTTATCGGAAAAGTAGCTGTTGAGTGCATCGAAAATGATGTTTCTTTAAAAATTATTCAAAAAGAAAAAGTTGGTAATTATGGCGGATGGTTCGATTCTAATAAAAAAGAACTTGTTTGTGCATATAAAAGTATAAATGGATTTGAAATATTAATACATGAATACCATCATTTTCTTCAATGGAAAAATAATCCTAAGTTTTGGAAAAAGTGTGAAGCAGATAAATGTCCATTTCTTAATTGGGTAGAAGGAGAAGAAACATCTAAAAATAAACTAACTAGAGCATTTAATAAAGCAATTGAATTAGAAAGAGATTGCGAAATTAATTCTATAAATTTTATTAAAAAACATAATTTAGATGTTAATTTAAAACAATATATTTTAGAAGCAAATGCTTATATTTATTCATATCATTATGTGAAAAAATATAGAAATTGGCCTCTAAAAACAATTTATACAGAAAACGTAATTGAAAAAATGCCTAAAAAAATTCTTTCTTTTGAACACTATAAAAAAGGAGTTGATGAGAAAGGTAACAGTATTATATCATTTTACGAACAACTCTCTAGTTAAAATTATTCTCGTTTTATTCTTTATATTTGGTATATTAATGTATGTTTTAAAATAAGTAATTTTATGTTACTATTTTTTTCTAGAATTAAAAAACTTATAAATAAAGTTATGAGTGATTCTATTACTAAAAAGAAAGATAAAATACAAAGCATTTTAAATGTTTTTGAAACTGGAAAACCTGATGGTGATTACAGTAACGTGACAATTTTTTCCGATGGGCCAAAAGGAATACAACAAATAACATACGGCAAAAGTCAAACAACTGAATGGGGAAATCTTAATAAATTAATTAAATCTTATTCTAACAAAAATGGCAAACATAGTGAGTTTTTTAAACCTTATGTAGATAAGATTGGCAAAATCTCACTAGTTAATGACGAAAAGCTTATAAACGAGCTTCGTGAAGCAGGTAGTGACCCTGTAATGAGAGAAGCACAAGATGATTTTTTTGATGAACATTACTGGAATCCTGCACTTGAATTTTTCAAAGAAAATGGTTTTACACAACCTCTTTCAATGCTTATAATTTATGATTCTTTTATTCATTCTGGAGGAATCTTAAACTTTTTAAGAACTCGTTTTCCTGCAAAAACTCCGTCTAAAGGCGGAAATGAAAAAGAATGGACTATACAATATTTGAATATTCGTCACTCTTGGTTAGCAAATCATTCTAATCAGATTTTAAGAAAAACTAAATACCGAACAAAAGATATGCTTTTTGCAATTTCTCAGAATGATTGGAACCTTGATCGTTCTTTTACTGCAAATGGCGTTATTGTTTCTTAAAAAATATTCATTTTATAACTTTATATAATAGTATATTTTTGTTATTGACAAATCACAATTTAAAGATATATTCATAGTATGAAAAAAGGAAGAGCCGTCGAATCAATTCATTCTCTTATTACTTTTGATATGACAGATGAAGAGAAAAGCCTTTTTGAGAAACAATTAATTCAAAAAAATGAAAGAAACTTTGGAAGAAAAATTATTACGTTTGAAAAAAGAAAAAGAAAATCTTATTCTTGAAAGATATTATTCATTAAAAGAATTTGACAGAAAGCTAGACGAATATGATTCTCAAATTTATCATATTTCACAAGAATTTAATCGCATTCAAATCGCATTATCAAATTAAATAGTTGACACAAACAATAAACTCGCTAATATAATATTCTTATGAAAACTAATACCGAACGTTCAATCACAGAGCTAGAAGCTGCACAAAACTATCTTTTTAGAGAAATTCCTGTAATAGGCAAGTCGCCAAAGTTTCAATGTGTAATTGATAAGTTGGAAATGCCGTTGCTGCCGCTTCTAAAAAGTAATGTAGAAGAAAGAGCAAAATTGAGAAAAAGCGGAATTGTTCGTTTTGTAATAAAAGGTACTTGTAAAAAAGTTAATGTTTTTGTAAAAACTTTTGCAGATGCTATTGAGCAAGAAAAACAAAAACCTTTTTATTCTTTTCTATACACATTAGAAACTACGGAAGACGAAAAGTTTACCATCGAAGATAAATTTATTACTCATAAATAAAACCAATTGATTTGTTATCATACGAAGATGAAAAAGAAAGTACATAAAGTTGGAACTATTCGTGATCGCGATTTAAAAAAGAAAATTCGTAAAGAACTTCCTTTACCTCCTCAAAAGCATAAAAGTGTTAAAGATTACAATCGAAATCCTAAACATAAAGAAATAGAAGAAAAAGAATGAATCCTCTTAATAACAATGGAAAAACCGACGTTTTCTGGCGAGACATTCAAGAAGATGATTCAATTTTTCTTGAATGTAACAAAACAAGAACAATTCTTATTATAACAAATGTAATGAATTCTTTTTTATATCCTCGCGTAACAGAGGCGAAATATGTTGACATTTCAAATAATCGTGATTATACTTTTGATGAAATTGTGTTATTTTACGCTTTTATAACATAATAAAAGCAATAAAAATAAATAAAATTCTTCAACAAAAACTAAAAGTAATTTTTTTAAAATTTTATTTTTTTACATTACTTTTTTATATTTTTTATTGTAATAAAAAATATAAAAAATAATTCAGTGAATACAAGGGCAGAGCGAAAAATGTCATTCATTAAAGAATGAATAATTACGAAATGCTCCAGATAGTCTAATTATGGCAGTTAGACAAGCTTTAGATAAAACAAATGAAAATTTTTAATAATTTGTTGGATAAGCAAAAAGAAGATTGACGAAGTATGAAAACATTTGATGTCACACTTGAAGGATTTGATCCTAATACGGATGAAACCGACCATCTAGTTAAATGGATTAATGCTCCATCTATTGAAACTGTAAAAGATTTTTGTAGTCAAATGAATTGGAAATATGAATCAATTACCGAAATGGAATATTACTGGCCATTAACAATTGATGATGGCGTTGATTATATTCTTGACGAAGTATAAAATTGAAGTATATTGTATTATGAAGCTACCTCGCCCTATTTTGGATGAATTTCGCCGCCACAATATCAAACTTGAGTATGGTTGTGGAAAAACTACCCATTTTCATATTCGCATTTTTGAAAAAGTTATTGATCCTAAATTTATTGAACCGGGAGAGAAAAAATGGGCTGTTCAATTTGCATATAAACCTACTTTTGATCGGTGGGCAAATTCTACCAATTTTGAAACCGAAATTTCTTATTATCCAGAAAAGAATCAAAGATATTCTGTAGGAGAATTGCGCGGTAAACGTAGGAAACAATATATTATTCCTAAACTGGACAAAGAATTGGCATGGTGTTTGAAATGTGCAAAATCAGGAATTTTTGATTTTAATACTTATTTTGGAGTGATTGAAACTCCGCATTTTATCTATTGACAGATTATAAAATCGAAGTATATTGAGCCATGACCTTTATCTACCTTGCGGACAGCGAGTTAACTGAATTTGAGCAACATTTGCTTGACAACAAGAATAGAAATGAAAATTTTTAATAATTTATTAGATAAGCAAAAAGAATATACTTTCCTTGTTAGTGGAGGAGTTGATTCTATTTCTTCATGTCACTGGTTAAGCCAAAGAACTAGATTAAAAATCAAGGTTCTTCATTTTAACCATAATTGGCAACCTGCTAATAAACAAATGGAAGAATCAGTTAGAGACTTTTGTTCGGCGCATAGTTTACCATTCCAATTTATTACAAGGTCGGTAGAGCAATCTATAGGTGAGCAGACCGAAAACGATTTCAGACAATGGAGATTGGCCTATATGGCTGAACAAACAGGGCATACTAATTATGTGACTGCTCATAATTTGGGAGATTGTGTAGAACAATTTTTTATGAATTTCCTCAAGGGTTGTCCAGAATATAAACCAATTCAGGAAAAAACTATTTTTCCCAATTTTACGATTTATCATCCTTTTTTGTTGACAACCAAAGAACAGATGGTAGAATGGGCAGAGAAAAACGATTTAATGAAATGGGTGGTATTTGATCCAACAAACAATGATTTAAAATATCAAAGAAATTGGGTTAGACACCAGATGTTGCCCATGATTGCTGAAAAAACTAATTTAGAAACTGTAGTTAGACACAAATTTTACCAAAAGAAAATATAATGAATTTTTTATGGATTATCCAAAACATTTGACAAACCAACAGAAATAGAGTAATATAAAATATGAATAAACAATTTAATGTTCTTGATACGGTGTTAATGCCTGAGCCTAACGAAAGTGATGCTTGGACCTATGGCGGATTCTGTGCAGTAGTTGCTGATATTCGCGAAAATGGTAATCTAATTGTCGAAGATCAAGACTCGGATTTTTGGGAAATTGAAGCTGAACGAGTCACTAAAGTTGAAGAAGAGTTTGACAAAGAGCTAAAAGATGATAAGTTAAGATAGTTAAAGGGAAGATTTTCCCAAGTTTGATTTAAACTGTTCTTTGACAAAATTTTTGTTAGTGTTAATCCCCTTGTGGCGGAATTGGCAGACGCATTATAACGGTGCATTTATAGAGAAATCTATATCTAAATGGTGTAAATTCAATGAACGGTTAATTTTAGATGTATGCAAGAGCGCATAAATGACGGTAAAAGTCCGTAAAACTCTAAAACTCCCAACGTTGAGCGAAATCTTAAATGACGTTAAATCTAGTATGGTGTAATTAATAAAGCCTTATGTTATCAGTTACTATCCAGACTAGGAGATAAGGTTAATATAAGGAGACGTGCAGAGACTATAATCACCCATCTAATTTAGAAATAAACTAAAAGATGAAAGCATAGTCCAGCACACAAACAAAACGGTAAAACTTGAAATGTAAGTAATTACAAATTAAACGTTTATGGCGGTGAAAACCGTAGTTGTGATGCAGACTTAAAATCTGATATTCGTAAGAATGTGCAGGATCGTGGCCTGTCAAGGGGACCAATTAAATAAAAACTTTATTGAGAAATATTAGGTTAATTTGTTGGATAGAGTAATATAAAATGGAGATAAGCGGTAGGTAACGGGCCGTTAAAATATGATAGGATTTGAATAATCGCCAATCATTAAACCAAAAGACTATATTCTGAATTAAGATGGTAGTTCGATCTTCTCCTAAATTTTAAATGTGTTAGCGGCTAAGTTAGAGAGTAGCGGCAGACTGTAAATCTGTTCCTTCGGGTGAATAGGTGCGAATCCTATCTAGCACACCAAATTTCAAAAAGTTAGTTGACAAAGTTTGTTTAGATGTTAAGTTAAAGAGTTAGCGGAATTGATTTCCAAGTTATTAAACTCGTTCTTTGTTAGTAGAAAAATCTTTCGCTACCTTAAAGGTGAAAGGGGCGGTTTCATTATAAAATAGTGACTTTTAACAGTAATGTTAATCGAAAATCGGAAGAATTGCTGGAAACCTGAACATGTAATGATGAAGGCAATCAGCAGCCGAGCTTGTGAATTCTAAAAAGTAACAAGAAGGTTCAACGACTAGGGAATGAGTAAGAAAACAATAAGTCTCAATAGCCTCCGAAATCCTAGTAATAGGATTATGATATAGTCTAGGGAGTTTAGAAATAAACACAAACCAGAAACCGTTTATCTGTGTTCGAGTCACAGGCGAAAGACCAGTCCTAAGAAATTCATCTACTTTCACGTAGTTTAGGATGTTAAGACGAATAAAATCGTTGAACCAAAAGATGAATATAATAAAATAATTAGTTGTCAAAAACCCCAATTTCTAACCTATATTACAACATGAGCCAATATTTCTTTAACATAACTAAAAATAAACCTACCAAAAAAGAAGCAAATCGCTGGAACCGTATTTCCAGAAAATATGGTGGCGCATATGTGGAGATTAATAGGAAACAAAATTCTTGTATTTCTATTAATAACGGAAACTATCAGGGATGGTTCGCTATTCCTAATAGAGGAAGTCCATTTGACCAGAATACTCAAAATGACATTCTGAACGAAATTAATAGTTAGTTGACAAACCCCATTTCTAACCTACATTCTAATATGTTCATCTATCTTCAAAATCTTTATTACACTCTAACTAAAAACGAACAAGCCTTGCTAGTTCTTAAATATAAGAAAATCGCAAAACTAAGTCAAAAACTTTATCAAGCAAGATGCAAGAATCTTAGTTGGAATAAAAGTCTTCACATAGAAGAAAAAATCAAAAAGCTAATAATTCAAATTGATGAACTTATCACTCCAGATGATATTCAATCCGAAAAAATGAATTTAACAGATGCGCAATTAAATGATATAGATTTTTATATTGATACAATTAGCTTCTGGAATAAGCAGTCTAAAGCATTGGCAGACTTGCAAAAGCTGTTTATCTAAATAATCAAATTGTTTGAATCTGATAAACATAGAAATAGATTATATTTAGTTATGAAAGTTGATAGACCTACTTTATTTTTTGGTGCTGGATTATCCTTTGCTTTTGGAATTATCGGAAAGTTTGTAGATCATGCACCGATTGAACAGTGGAATGGTAAGTTTGAAACCGGTTTTATCCTGTTATATCTTGCCCTAGCACTCAAAAACGACTAGACGAGTAACAAATTTCTATTAATGCACCGGTGGCTCGAATGAATTAGGCGTCTTCCTTCTAAGAAGATTTTATGGGGGTTTGAATCCCTCCCGGTGTGCCAATTTTGATGATTCGCGAGTGGAGATTATTGGTTGTGATAATCCAGAAGAATAGTTGACAAACTGACAATTTAAGAATATACTAAACATATGAACATCGAAATAACAAAAGAATTGGTCGCCAAAATTGACGAAACACTGTCACATGGTCTATCACATGGGCTAGGAAACCCGATTCCTGGCCAGATGTGCGTTGAAGCCGCAATATGCTATTCACTCGGATTGGATCATTCAGATGATCCAAAATGTGTAGATAGTGCTATCCGAGCGTTGAAGATTCGTCTAAATGATTCAAGTTGGAGTTCCGATTTTGCACGGTCGAGAGGAATGCGAAATCTGGCAATTCTCCAATTGGGAACAGATGATAACTTTGATCGAAAAGAATTTTTAGAAAAACTGGCGATGTTTACCTGCACGGATTTTCTTCCATATTTTCTATCAAAACAAAATTATTTTTGGTTTACTCCAAAATTAAAAAATGATTTAGTTGGTGCAAAAACATTAGCAAATGCAAAAAATGCTTATGCTGCTAATGCTGTTTCTGCTTCTTATGCTGCTAATGCTTCTTATACTGCTTATGCTGCTTATACTGCTAATGTTGCTTATGCTGCTGATAATGCTGCTAATGCTGCTTATGCTGCTTCTTATGCTGCTAATGCTGCTAATGCTGCTTATGCTGCTTCTTATGCTGCTAGTGCTGCTAATGCTACTAATGATGCTGATTTTTATCTGAATTATTTTGCAAAAGGGGTGGAAAAAATCCTGATCAATATGAATGTTCCTGCAAAAGATTTTATTTAAATAAAAATAATAAAGTTGCACTTATTTAAAAAGCCTGTATTATGGTGTTGTATGCAAAACGAACTAGAATCAAACCTAGTGGAACCAAATGACTATCAAAAAATATTCGACCTGTAACAAGACCTTAAAAAATAAAAAAACCACTAAATAAATCATGATCACCTTCAAACAATTCTTTGAATCCTACAGAATGGAAGACCAAACCTTCTCCGATAACAACGGCACCTACTCCGTACCACGAATAGTCAACTACGCAGAAAAAAATAAGAAAATAAAAGAAATACCAATCTCTAAACTTCTTCATAACCTAGAACCATCTCCACACGAAGAAGGATCAGAACTACCCGGTCATCCAGAATTTATCGAAAGAGCCAACCAAACTGACCTCAAATACCCAATCATCATCGTCAAATACCCAGACGGCCTCTTTATAGCTGACGGTGTACATAGACTAGCAAAAGCTCACTCACTAAACCACGAAACCATCAAAGCCTATACCATTAACCAAAAAGAACTAGAAGATCTAAAAACAAAATAAAATTATTTTTTTATACTAACCCAACATCAAATGTTGACTTTGTGATCTAAAATGGTATTATATGAATATGAAATATCAAAAAGATAATCCCCGCGCAAAATATAAACATGGAGAAATTGTTTATTATTACGATGAAAATTATAAAACACACCAGAATGGCTGCAAATTTGTGGTTGATGAAAGTATGACAGAAGATTTAGGTAGAAATAGGACATATTATAGAGGTGTATTAAATCTTGACGGGAAGACCATTAATATATGTGCAATGGACGAATGCTTTTTAACACCAACGAAGAAATAATTATATGAATTGGAATGACGCAATACAGCAATTAGCTAAGACTAATTTTTCTACCGAAGATGACCCATTTGCCAAATATTTTAAAGAAGTAGAAAAGAATCCTGCTTATTGGAAAGCCTTGGCAGACCTTAACGAGGAAGAAGAATTGGTTGCCAAGGCAAATAAACATAGGTGCAAACGGATTGGAATTGTTGGTGACAGAAAATAAAAAATGTAATATGAAACTGAAAAACGATCTTCCAAAACTTCCTGACGGTGAAATTGACTTATCTAAAGTCGATATATCGAACGACTTTATCCATTTTCCTCCGCTATATCAGACACCCGAAGATATTGCGAAGTTTATTCAGGATAATAACTGTGATTTTCCTATCATTATGGAACTTCTAAATCGTCGTAAGAATAATAAACTCGATATTACACCAGCAGAAGACAAATTCTATTTTGATAATTTATTCAGCTATGTTTATGATGTTTTTAGAATTCCTGTTCCCGAAACAACCGAACAAATGATTAGTTGGCTAGAATATATTTCTGATAGTTTGTTGAAAACTGGTTTCAATCAGACTAAAAAGGATTCTTTTGAAAGTGCTGGACGTTCATTTGATATGATGAAACGACAAGATGAATTTTTCAAAAACTATGATGGAAAATTGAGTAAGAAGGCCCGCAAATCCGTTTTAGTCGATATTAATTGCTATGCTGAAATCCTGACAGATGATCCTGAATATTATAATAGAAATTCTGAAAGGGTGGTTGAACAGTTTTGGATTAAATCGGATCGTTATGCAGGACAACCAGTAATTGTTGGTGACGAAGCATATATGCGTGTTTGGGTATATGATGACCATGTATATATTTTTGGGTGTGATGATATGAGTTGGTCTTTTAATTCTTCCAAGCCAGAAGAACTTGCCGATTTTGTAAAATATTTGAAACAAGCGGCTCCAGTCTGGAACTTCTGTTTTCCAAAACTTATCAACAAAAAACTTGAATTTACAAATTAGGTTAAAAATCGAATTGACTAAAGCACTGGATACTGCCACAATTACACTCCTATTTCTTTGGAACAAGTTAGGGAAATTATGAGTCAAAAGAAATTTAAACTGGTGGATAAACATAAAGTCATTGACAACGATTAACCTTGATGTATAATAAAGCATGAAAATCTTAATTCGTATTCTGGCTTTTTGTTTGTTTATTCCTTCCCTTCTTTTGTGCGGAATTCCGTTTCTATTGGTGAATGATCCTAACGATGGCCGAACACGGGAAGAATGGAAGAACCATATGTATTCTAAATGGTATCTTAAACCATATTTTTGGTGCTTCTTACATTCTATTTGTGCTGGAGACTGGAATAAAATGAAAAGGTAGTTGACAGAAAATATTTAAATAAAAATAATAAAATTATCAAACTAATCACATTTTTAGAATAACTTATGAATAAACATGTTATCGGAACCGCGATTGATGATTTTGAAAAAGAAATCAAGAAAGATGTAGCGATTTCTGCGGTAAACGTAATGAAGCGCGTTTTTATACTTTTTCGTGTTAATGAATCTTTGGAAGAACCTGTCGAATTTGAAAAGCTACTTCAATACATGGCAGAAGATTTTAAAGAATGGGCAGAAAATAATAAAGTAACAATTGACCTACCTGAAAAAGGTGTTAGTTTGGTTAAAAATAATTAATATTTTATGAATGATTTTATTTGGGTAATCGTTGGATTTAGCTCTAATTATATTCGGGGACAGATTGAAAACCTTGAACTAGAAGAGCAGTATCGACATATGGTAGATAAATCTAGGTTTGTCTTGCCTCCCGAAGTGCAGGAAAAACGATTGCGAAACATGCTTAACAAGCCGTCCAATCGGGGTTATTTTTTGTCTAAAGAACTGGCGGTTGAAACAATCGAAAATAATTGTGAATATATTCAAGAACTTGGATATTATACCTATCTTTTGATTGAAAAACATGGGGCAAATATTATTGAAGGGCATTATTGGCATGAATCAGATGGGGAAACATGGTTTAAATTGTCAGACGATTTTACACGTTATGAACCGTGTGAAAAACCTGATTGTTTAGTCGGAGTCGTAAGTTTCGCTTGATTAGAGTCTAATTCATGATACAATAAGATGAATAAAGAAGAACCTCCAAAATTAAGATTCATAGACCTCCGAACTACCGAAGAAGGTTATGAACCAATTATAGAAAGATATGATGATGGAAGTCCGAAATCAGTGATTTATTGTCCGTATATGCCCGTAAATTTAGAAGAGGTTCAAGAATGGCACAGACAGAATAAAGCAAGTATTACGTAATCTTTATATGAATAAAGAACAATTTGTATTAAATTTTTGTCGGGCGTGCGAAATAACTCAAATATGAGTAAAAGAACGGTTATTAACATGATATGAAAGAAGCCTCATATTTTCTCAAATTTGATATATTGTTAATGTAACAAAATATATAATTTCAAAACTGGTGAATACAGGGGCAGAGAGACGGATAAAAAAATAAAATAAGTGTTTGACGAATAACTGTTATTGATGTAAATTAGAACATGGAAAAGAAACAAAAGATTTATAAGTAGGTGTTGCGTATGCCCAACTCTGATTTTTATATGGTATCATATCAATATGGAGAAACCGGAATATTGATTAATGATACAAATAATGGATTCGGTTATACGGAAGAAGAAGCGTTTAAAACAATAAAACAATAAAATAATATGAAAACATGGTATCATGCAGTTTGTGAAAAATGTGGAGAGTGCAAGGTTGTGTTAGTGAATGATCCTAAGACTACGGCAGCATATGTTACGGATGAAGAAAATCAAAGTATTTTTTCCTTTATGCTTAGTCATTATGGTTGCCCACCACTAAAAATTGTTTGGAGGGACGAAGAACTAGATGAATTGCGCGAACAGGGATATTTTGATTCTTTTGCAAATCCTTGGGACACGATTAAAAGGCAAGATAAAATGTTGACAGAAGAATAAAACGGAGTAAGGTGTATTATGAAAGAACTACGTGCAATACGAATCTCTGTGACTAGCGAAGATGGAGAACTTCTGGATACTATCATGATTGAAATTCCTGATGATTCTTCTATGCGATATATTGCAATTCGGCCCGTTAATTATTCTATCGGACAACGTGAAGGCGAAGAAATTTTAGATATTGGAGCGTAATGAAGTAATTGATTGACAAATAGCTGAATTCTAGTAATATAAGTCATGAACAATCCGAACGAAAAAATCCTTGTTAAGTTGGAAAAATTGATTGCCCTTAGCGGTTCATCGAACGAACATGAAGCTAGTGCTGCCATGGAAAAGGCTATTGAACTGGCTACTCTACACAATATCGAATTGTCTAGGGTTTCTTCCAATTATTCTTCTGATCAAATTGAAAAGGAAGAAATGGAAACGAACAAAGCAAGGTTGCCAATTACTCAACGATTTGTTTCTAATATTATTAAGAAATATTTTGAAGTTGAAATTATTACTGGCGGTAATCGTTCGATTGGACGCAAAATTTATTTTGTTGGAAAAAAAGACAAAATCGAATTTGCCAAGTTTTTGAATGAATATCTTACAAATACTTTTTTCAATCTTTGGTATAAATTTTATGAAAACAATCCACAAGTTACGGTTAAAACTGCTAGGGAAAGCTATTTTTGTGGACTGTGGCAAGGTCTATCTAAGAAGCTAAAGGATATGCAGGAAGCAACGGAAAGCACTATAGCAAGCGACTTGCAGGCTAATTATAGCCTAATGCTGGTGAATTCGTCTGAAATGCTTAAACAAGCTATTAACAAGTTTTTTCCAGATGTTGTTTATAAAACCGGAAAATCAGTTAATAATTATAATGCATTGGTTGCAGACAAAGGTTATAGTGATGGACAGCAAATTAATATTCATTCAGGTTTGACTGATTCAAATAAAAATTATTTGTCTGCTTGACTAATAGACTAATCAGAGCTACAATTAGCCATGGACGAATTTAGAAAACTTCAAAAGCAGGAATGTCTGAACGGGGGCACGAAAGAACTGAAATATGGCTGTTCTTGCTGCCGAAAAATTAAGAATATCCAGGAATTTAGAAAGTGGGCTAGAAAGCTCGCTAAATCCCGATTGAAGAATCAAGATAGAAAAGACTTGACAGAAACCAAGATTGAGTTAATATAAAGACGATCAAAGATTAAAAAAATAAAATTATGAAAGAAACAATTGCACAACTATTAAAAGTAAAAGATTTTCCATTCCTTATTAAAAATAAGAATAATAAAGAAATCTATCATGAAGATTCAAATGGATACTGGATTAAGCGTGAGTATAACTTGAATGGTAAACAAATTTATTGTGAAGATTCAGATAGATATTGGATTAAGCGTGAATATGACCAGAATGGTAAAGAAATCTATTGTGAATATTCAGATGGATTTTGGTATAAGCATGAATATGACCAGAATGGTAATGAAATCTATTCTGAAAACTCAGAAGGAACTATCATTGATAACCGACCAAAGGTAATTGAATTAACTTTAGAACAGATTGCAGATAAATTAGGACTGAATGTAAAGAACATTCGTATCAAAGATTAAAAGAAATCTTTTTATGAAAGAAACAATAGCACAATTTTTAAAGGTAACAGATTTTCCATTCTGTATTAAAAGTAAAGATGAAGATGAAATCTATTATGAGAACTCAGATGGATTTTGGTATAAGTGTGAGTATAACTTGAATGGAGAAGAAATCTATTGTGAAGATTCAGATGGATTTTGGTATAAGTGTGAGTATAACTTGAATGGTAAACAAATCTATCGTGAAGATTCAGATGGATATTGGTTTAAGACTGAGTATGACCAGAATGGTAATGAAATCTATTCTGAAGATTCAGATGGATATTGGATTAAGTGGGAGTATGACCAGAATGGTAACATAATCTATTTTGAAAATTCAGATGGACGTTGGTCTAAGCGTGAGTATGATCAGAATGGTAATGAAATCTATTCTGAAAACTCAGATGGAATTATCATTGATAACCGACCAAAGGTAATTGAATTAACTTTAGAACAGATTGCAGCTAAACTAGGATTGAATGTAGAAAATATTCGTATTAAAGATTAAAAAAAATAAAATTATGAAAGAAACAATAGCACAATTTTTAAAGATAACAGATTTTCCATTCTTTATTAAAAATAAAGATGAAGATGAAATCTATTGTGAATATTCAGATGGATTTTGGTATAAGTGTGAGTATGATCAGAATGGTAATCAAATCTATTATGAAGATTCAGATGGACTTTGGTTCAAGCATGAATATGACCAGAATAGTAATTTAATCTATTCTGAAACCTCAAATGGATTTTGGAATAAGCGTGAGTATGACCAGAATGGTAATCAAATCTATTTTGAAGATTCAAATGGATATTGGAATAAGTGTGAGTATAACTTGAATGGTAATGAAATCTATTTTGAAGATTCAAATGGATATTGGAATAAGTGTGAGTATGACCAGAATGGTAATCAAATCTATTATGAAAACTCAGATGGAACTATCATGGATAACCGACCAAAAATTATTGAATTGACATTACAGGAAGTCGCAGATAAATTAGGATTGAATGTAGAAAACATTCGTATTAAAGATTAAAAAAATAAAATTATGAAAGAAACAATTGCACAACTATTAAAAGTAAAAGATTTTCCATTCTTTATTAAAAATAAAGATAATAAAGAAATCTATTCTGAAACCTCAGATGGATATTGGATTAAGCGTGAGTATGATCAGAATGGTAATCAAATCTATTCTGAAAACTCAAATGGATTTTGGAATAAGTGTGAGTATAATTTGAATGGAAAAGAAATCTATTATGAAAACTCAGATGGACTTTGTAATAAGCGTGAGTATAACTTGAATGGTAAACAAATTTATTGTGAATATTCAGATGGATATTGGATTAAGCATGAGTATGACTTGAATGGTAATGAAATCTATTTTGAAAATTCAAAAGGAACTATCATTGATAACCGACCAAAAATTATCGAATTGACATTACAGGAAGTCGCAGATAAACTAGGATTGAATGTAAAAAACTTTCGTATTAAAGATTAAAAAAATAAAATTATGAAAGAAACAATAGCACAATTTTTAAAGGTAAAAGATTTCCCATTCTTTATCAAAGATAAGAATAATAAATTAATCTATTCTGAAAACTCAGATGGATATTGGATTAAGCGTGAGTATGATCAGAATGGAAAAGAAATCTATTGTGAATATTCAGATGGATATTGGATTAAGCGTGAGTATGACCAGAATGGTAATCAAATCTATTCTGAAAACTCAAATAGATATTGGAATAAGTGTGAGTATAACTTGAATGGTAAACAAATTTATTATGAAAACTCAGATGGATTTTGGAATAAGCATGGATATGACTTGAATGGTAATGAAATCTATTATGAAAACTCAGATGGATTTTGGAATAAGCGGGAGTATAACTTGAATGGAAAAGAAATCTATTATGAAAACACAGATGGATATTGGATTAAGCGGGAGTATAACTTGAATGGAGATAAAATCTATTCCGAAAATTCAAAAGGAACTATCATTGATAACCGACCAAAGGTTATTGAATTAACTTTAGAACAGATTGCAGATAAACTTGGATTAGATGTAAAAAACATTCGTATTAAAGATTAAAAGAAAGAATTAAAAAATAAAAAAAAGAGAAAGTGCTTGTGCTTTCTCTTTTTTCGTTTAAAGTAATGATGTTAGTAAAACCAAAACAAACTATATGCAGTCACTATCCTCTGTTACTCTACCTTCAAATTGGAATTCAGCTATACCTACGGGTTATCAAGCATTCGATGAATTGCTTGGCAATTGCGGCGGTGTTTATGGGGCAAGAGCATCTAAACTGATTTTGCTTTCCGCACAAAGCGGCACAGGCAAAACTCGTTTATGTCTCACTGTTGGAAAAGCAATGAGTAAAGTTGATTCAGATGTTCGTTATGGACATTTCACAGGAGAACAATCTGTTATGGCGCTTGCTGTAATGGGAAAAACAATGGGAATTGATTTTTCTGACAATATGTTGGCTGATTCTGAAAATTATTGGCCAGCTATTGAACGAAAAATAATCGAAAACAATCTTAATGTGGTTGTAATTGATTCCTTTCCTATGCTTTCGTTTCCAATTGACAATGGAACTAAAAAAGCACTTGATACAAAAGCAAAGGTTGGCAAGATTGCAGACTTTGCGGCAAAATACAACATTACTTTTATTCTTTTAAATCACACTGATAAAAAAGGTAATCGTGGTGGTCGCAATGAACTTCTTCATCTTGTAGATGTTGCTTATACAATGCGAATGGTTCCTGATGGCGATGGTTACGAAGGTTGTAAAGTTGTTGAGTTTCATTGTGATAAAAATCGCGAAGGTTCACCCGTTTCTCGCGCCTTTCCTTTTAATGGTTCATGGGACTTAGATTGTCCTTTTGAACTTGCAAAAAGCACTGGCAATGAGACAGGAGACGCAAACGACGGCAAGGTTGCAGAGCGTAAAGCTTTTCAACGTGAATGTCTTTTGAACAATATTATTGATTGTAATAATATTGTTCATCGCGATGATGTCGAAAATTCAACTTTTGAAGTTTCTGGCATGGCAAAAAGCGGTATTCTCTCTTTGCTTAGAAATCTTACAGAAGAAGGGGTTTTAACCGCAGTTCGTGAAGCTTCTAGTGGTCGTGGTCAACCAGCCATTTCACACTGGATTCTAAACGAAAAAGAAAACGGTTAGTGTAAAGGTAAAAGGGGGAAGGAAAATCTGAATAGGTTTTCTTTCCCCTTTTTAATTTAATAAACTGCTTGCACTTACATAAATTCTCTTTATTGTTTCGTCGCTATGAGAACCGACACCACACTAGACGCAGACCTGAACGAAAACACTGAACTTGTAACTATTGCTCGCAAGTTCGGTTTTGAAAAAGTTGTTTCCAAACTAATTGGCGATGATGCAGAAGAAGAAGAAAACGAAATGGTTTTTGAAGAAACTGGAACTCGTTTGCCTTCTCATCACTCAAGCCGCGCAGTTTTTGACACTTTGAAAAGCATGGGCGTTCATTGGGGAGAATAAAACAAAACAAAAAGAAAGGGAAAGAAAATAAATAATCTTTCCCTTTCTTTCTTTCTTTATACAAAGAAAGAAAATAAAAAACCGCTTGCACCTTTTCTCTTTTCGGTTAAAGTCATTTATTCACCAACCAAACTAACCGCTCAAAAATGAACTTTCATCTCACTCCTATGTCATCTAACTCTAAAATGGGTTTTGGCGTTGCAGTTTCTACCTCTGATAAAAAGACTTGTCCTGATTCCTGCCCACTAAAGGCTAATGGTTGTTATGCTAACGGTGGCCCCCTTTCAATACACTGGAACGCCGTTAGCAATGGTGAACGTGGAAAAGATTGGAATGGATTTATTTCAGATGTCGAGTCTTTACCCGTTGGCTGGAAGTTTCGATATTCACAAGCCGGTGATTTACCCGGTATAAACGAAAAGATTGATTTAGAAAAGCTTTCTTTGCTTTCAAAAGTTGTTAAAAAGCGTAAACTAATTGCATGGACTTATACTCATAAGCCATTAAACAAAAAGAATCTAGATGGAATTAAAAAAGCAATCGCTGATGGTTTTGTAATTAATGCCAGTGCAGACAATCTTAAAGAGGCAGATAAATTCAAACAAAAAGGAATTCCAGTTGTTGTAGTATTACCTAAAGATTCACCTGACTCCGTATTTACACCAAACGGAAACAAGGTTGTTGTTTGTCCTGCTCAAAGAAACGAAAAAAGCAATTGCAGCAATTGCTTGCTTTGCCAAAAGTCAAACAGAAGCGTTATTGTAGGCTTTCGTGCCCATGGTAACGGAAAAAACAAAGCAACAATGGTTGCAAACAACAAGTAAAAAATAAAAAACCTCTTGCACATCTCTTTTTCTCTTTTAAAGTAGAATCTCACCTCACACAATACACTATGACAACCACACCAAACAATTCAGTTGCAATTCTTAAAAACCTGCTAAATGCAGGTCCAGGGTTTGCCTCTTTTACATACAAAAGTAAAAGCGACAATTCAATCGCTCGTTACACCTTGAATCTTGGATTCAAATACATTTCTCTTCTTGAAAAATCCATTCAGGAATTGCAAACAAAAATGGATCTAAAAGAGTTTTCTAACGAGTCATTGCTTCTTGCTGCTAATGAAGTGATGAACAGTCTTCAAAAGTCGCTCCTTGCTCATAAAAACGGCACTCAAAGCGATGATTATACCCGCAAGGGACTCATGACTCCTCTTGGCAACGGTGTAAGCATTAACCATGATGATTCAATTCAAATCTTTGGATTGGTTCAAAGCAAAAAAATCATTGTAGAGGGAACTCCCAAGAAAGAAGTGAAAAGCAAGCCTATAACAATCTTGAAAAATCAGATTAAAAAAGACTTGCCAATTAGCAAATTTCGGGAGTTTGCACTAGACAAGGGCGCAATGCAAGTTATGCGAATCAACGGCGATACCATTGAAATTGATTAAAAGATAAAAAAGGGGGAAGAAAGAATTAAATGTCTTATTTCCCCTTTTTCGTTTAACCGGAAAATAAAAATCATTTTTCAGTTTGACAAATCATAGAAAAGTGGCATCTTGTCCCGTGCTCAAAAAAAGCACCTTTTGAAGAAAATCTTCAAAAGAAATGTTCATTAAAATCTATGAAGAAAATCCTTGGATACGCTATTAGCGTTCCTGTATTGTGTTTCGGTGCAATCGGAAGTTTTCACCTTTACAAAGAAACAGGCGCATGGAATGAGACGTTGCGAAACGTTATAATCACGATTACTGCCGTTTCGGTAGAAATCGCGATTTTGTTCTTGATTCACAGTTTGGCCAGCACTAAGGGAAAACAAAATAAAATAACTGCTTTGTTGCTGGTTGTTACTATTCCTGTTTCTCTTATTGGCCAGTATTCGTTCTTATTGAAAGAGGCGTCTAAAAAGGTCGAAGCCGTTCAACTGGCTCAGACTAACCTAACGGAATTAGACGCTCAAAAAACCGCATTACAAGCTGAAAAAGCGATATTGCTAAAAACGCTTGAAAGCGAAACCGCAAGCGGATACGGTCCCAAAAGTTCAGCATTGAAAGCAGAAATTAACACTCTGACAGAAAAGCTGGAAACGATGGAAAGCCGCACTGAGAGCAATCAGGAAAAAAGCTTAGAAAAAACTGAATTGGAAGCATTAGCAACTGAATTCAATCTTGATCCTAAGTTTTTCATGAAGATAATGGTAGGGATTTTCTTAACTCTTGCTAACATCCTGGGTTTCTGGCTAGTTTATCTGGCTGATCTAGGAAAAGAAAAGAGTTTAAAAGAATTGCTAGACGAATTACAAGTTAATCTTTCAAATCCCTCTACTCAGGGTGTTAAAAAGAAACAACCAGTTCGACAACCAGTTCGCAAGAAAGTAGAGAAAACTAAAAAAGATTTACCCAAAAATGTAATTCCTTTTCCTAGTTCTCCTGCATAAACTAAGGGCTAGTAGTGTAAAAGCTACTAGCCCTTTTTACTTTTGATACAAGGGCATTACCTGCACGTCTTTAGCATTTCTTAAATTTCTACATTGTTTATTAGTGCATTTCTTACAAACTAATGCAATTCCATCTCTATTAGTTTTCATTTTTCTGAATAAATCTAATGGTTTTTCTATTTCACATTTACGACATTTTCTAGTCGTTTCCATACAATAATTAATTATTAAAAAGGGCTGATTTTTTGATTGCGTATAGGGTCAGCCCTCCCCACAAATTTTTATTCTTTTCTTTTTTATATCCGCCCGCTAAATCTATTCTTTTTTTTCTTTTTAATTCGACAAAATCCAGGAACTTTTCAATCTTTTTTTATTCTTTTTTATTCTTTTTTATTCTTTTTTATTCTTTTTTTATTCTTTTTTATTCTTTTTTTATTCTTTTTTTATTCTTTTTTTATTCTTTTTTTATTCTTTTTTTATATTCCTTTGACAATCTTCTATTATAGCTTATTATACCTTATGAAATTCTCATGTCGCTCACCGCCTCTTCTTTATCTGGTAAAACCTATACTAAAATGACCTATTTAATCAGGTTGAAATAGATTAAATAAGTCACAAAAGTATAAGTCAGATTAAAAATAAATCTAATAAATCTGTTTATAAAAATATAAAAATATAAAATAGATTAAAAGTAAATTCTAATCAGAAAAACTCCACTGAACTACGGAAATTCCCTAGTAGCCAGAAAATTCTAAGTGAACCTATAAAAAAGATTTTAAGAAAACTTCCTAATAAAAGCAATCGGATCGCTTAAGAAAATCTCCCACCATATTCCCCACCTCCAACCAATCGCTTAAGAAACGATTTTAAGAAAAAATACTAAAAAACTTAAGAAAATTGATTAAAAAACTTAGGAAAAAATGCCTAAGAAACTTAGGAAAAAATACTAAGAAAAACCCCTAGTTTGTGTTCAGGTGCTGGTCCCCTACCCTCGGAATTTGACATCCTGTTCGTCCTGATTGTGTTCCTTATCACCGGAGGCAGTCGAGACTCACTACCTGTGACTGATATTACACTATAGCAGGAGGTAGTCAATTTAAATCTAAATAAAAAAGAAAACCCCGCCGCGCTCCGTGTCGAGCGCGGCGGGGTTGGCTGCGATGCTTTGTTCGCCGTGGTTATCCCACGGTCGCGATTGTGCGGTTGAATCTTCCGCGCTGCCGCGCATCTTTAACGGCCCTAGCAACTGATGCCAGGTGCTCCTGCTCATCATCGCCGATGACGAGCACGGCGGCGATGCCTGGGCCTCCGCTGTATCCCCACCCTTGAGTGAGGAGGGCAGCGCCCAGTTCATGTCCACCTTGTCGAAGGGTGATGACCCCTTTGGCTGCTGCCAGCGCGGCAGCGACGGCTGGCGAGATTGGGACATCCTTGGAAAAGGATTCGGATTCGGATGACACGCTGCCGAGGGCAGCACCAGTTTTGGAAAACGTAATTGCTTTCATGAGCAGAGAATAACCCATCGTTAGGTTTACGCAAGATGTATTTCAGCACGAGAAGCATTCCGTTCCAGAGCCATCCAGAGCCATCCAGAGCTAAAATGAGCGAAAAAAGAAAAAAGAAAAAAAGAGTTTACAATGGAATAAATCTGATTAGAGTTCCGTTGTCTTCACGAAGCGCCAAGCGGTGCTAAATGAAAACAGTCTTCCTACAAAACGCGGGAAGGGCACTACAGCCACAGTTCTTTGAAATCCTTTGCACCAACCTTGCCGCATTTTGCGACAGTTCTAAGCCTGTTTAAAAGGGAAGAGTGCAACAAAACAAATAAAATAGAATAGAAGTATATGAGCCATCAAATCGAAGACATTGACGTCACCTTTTCCGTCTATGGAAAAGAATGGCACGGATTGGCTAACGTTGTTGAATCAATCAACGATGAAACCATGAAGCCCTTACTCTTCCCCTTTATCGAGGGAGAGCCAAGTGTGTCAATCGAAACAGGAGTGTACGACAGCTCTGGTGCTCCAGTCATGGAAACGATCAGGGTTGAAGGGTTCAAGACGGTTCTCGCAGACCTACGGGAACGCGAGGATTTGCCAGTAGGGCTTAGGCGGTTTACGCCACTTCACACGCCAAAGGACTCTTATCGAGTTATCTCGAATAGGGAAGTTTGGGAATGCGTGAAGAAAAGCATTGAGGGGCTAGGGTGCAAGATTGTCACCGCTGGTTCACTCGATAACTGCAAAAAGTTCTACGTTTCTGTGGAACTGGAAGGCAATGAGTTGAGGACGGCTAAAGGAGATAAATTCGAGGCAGTGTTAAACTTCCTCACATCTCACGATGGTTCACTTAATCTAGTGGCAAAAGATTGGATGCAGCGAGTAGTCTGCGCGAATACCTTCGGGTGGTGCGCAGCTTATGAAGGTGGTGCGGTAACAGTGCGCGTTTCTCACACAAAGAACGCAGGTATCCAGATTGATAATCTGGCTACTTACTTAAACACCGTAGTGAACGGTAGGCAAAAGATTATGGATGCAATGTCCTATCTAGAAACGCTTCCGATGGAGTCCCCATCACAAGCGGCTTACTTGTCAGCAGCGTTCCTTAATGGTCCTGAGGCTGATGAGATTTCAACTCGCACGTATAACCGTGCGATTGAGATTCGTGACCTGTCTGTTAGTGGAAAAGGAAACAGTGGTAAAACTCGCGCTGATCTCTTCAACGGGTTCACCGAGTATTTCACTTCTGGCAACGGTGCTGGTGGTGAAAAGGCCACTAAAGCTAAACGCTGGTCAACGGCTACATTCGGAGCCGCTGCCGAGCACAAGGAACAGTTCCTAAGTCTTATGATGAATGAGGAATCATTCTCTGACAGTTTGGAGCGCGGAGAAAAGCTTTTCCGCGACAAAGAATCTATGATGATGGCATCGTAATTCTTTTCCTTATCATCCCCGCTATCTCTTAAAAAGATAGCGGGGATGAGTTAGTTTTTTTATAATCCTTTTTTCTTTTCTTTTTTTATTCTTTTTTTATTTATGCTACCTGAATTGCTACAGAGAGTGCTGACTAACTCATTTAAGATTCTTCTCCCTCATGGGTTCTTCTTGAACCCCATGACAACCCTGGAAGGAATTCTAGATGGATTAGCTAGTGTTAAGTATGGGAACGAAGGCATTGCTTTCGTTACCTTTACTAACGGTGCAAAGGTAACTCTCCGCCTACATAATAGCGGAGAGTGGAAGGTGATCTAGTTAGATAGATTAAGCAGGGCGTAATCAATTAGAGATAATTGGTTACGCCTTTTGCTTGCTCTAGACTAGAGTAGATTACTACACTGTGATAGGTAGAGAGTGTTAGGCAAAGAGTGTAGGATAGTATAGAAAAGATCTAAACACTCCTACACTCTTTGCCTAAAGAACTGTAAGAGTAATCTCTAAGAAGTCTAAAAGAAAATCCTAATAGATTTTAAAAAAAATCTGTAAGAAAATCCCCTAAGAAAAGCAGAGTCGTAGAAAATTGACTAAGAAAGCGCCCTAGGTAAAATACCTAGGGACGGCGCAAATGCGAGACTCTTTCCGAATAATCCGACATCCGTCTAAATTTTATTTTTTATAAAAGTCATTTATGTTTCCTTTATCTGTGGGAATTCTTTTTTTCTTTCTATGTTTTTAAGAAAGGGCTTTTCAAAAATTTTTTTTACTAGAAAAACAGGAAAATGTATATCCGTAGGGCTTTTTTATTTTTTAAGATTTTGTTTAATTAATAGTTGCAGAGTGTTTTCTTTTTGTGTATATTAGAGTGCTGGCGAAAAGAAAACAAAAACAAAAACAAATTATAATAAAAAATAAATCATATAATTACTTTGGTAATTTCTCTTTTAACATCTCTACAGCATTTTCTAATAAATCTGCTATCTTATACCAAGAAGAATCATCATTAGAAAGAGCACTCTTTGAAAGTTCATTTGCTTTTTTTAAAACTTTTTCTACATCAGAAAATTCGGAACTGCGAATGTAAGATGAGATATATTCTCTTTTTAGAGAAGCCCATCCTGGTGCAGAACCTTCTTTTATAAACTGAATTAATCCACTTAACGATTGTATATCCATGTTTATTCTGTCTCTTTTAAATCTTTTATCACCAGCATCTTTAACTAATTCAAAAATTGTTTTGCCTTTTCTTTTTTCCATACGTGCTACCCATTCAAGAATTTCACGAACTTCTGGATTTAAATCATTTTTTATATTGTGAAAATCTGTACTTAATGAATGTTTCCAATCAGAATAACTAAGCATTTTATAAACTTTTTCTAAATCTTCGTCGTTTTCCAAATATGGATTAGTAATAATCTTTTTAATACCACGTAAACTTTTCAATCTATATTCTGAAAGTGGATATTCTTCTTCAATTGGAAGTTCTATAGATTGGTCTATAGAAATAATTTTTCTTTTGTCTCCAAGTTTAAATGCACGAAAGTCATTATAAACATAACACGGAATATTTAATTCTTCGCACTTACCAGATATATAAGAAGCATATGGTAGTAATTCTTCATTTATTAATATAGATATATTTTGAATATAAGGACTTGCAGAGATTGAAGATTTATTATACATTAATCGGTCTTCTTGTTCATCAGCAATTGCACTTTTAAGTTTAGTTTCAAAACCATATTTCCAATAATCAATCGGTTCAACTTTGTATCTTTGATTAAGTTTAGAACCATCTACTTGAATTATAACAGAACCAACACCTGAATCGTGATTATATCCACTCCAACGAATACGTGAAAAACTCATATAAAATGCATGATCTTTTAAGTTTGCACGATCTGGCTTTCCTGATAAAGAAAATGTTAATTTAAATTTATTTGTATCTAATATTTTGATTAAATTTCTAATATATGTATGATGAAATAATATTGATGATGCGCCTTCTGTATATAATCTAAAATATTCTTTAAAGTTCATAAAAGTATTTATCCTTCATTAGCACTCATAATTTCATCAAAAAGAGATATTTGGAATTCCTCTATACTCATAATTTTATCAAAAAGAGATGGTGGTATATTTTTATTTGTATAAACACCATACGCTTTTGAATCTCTATTTCCTGGTAAAGAAGGATCAATTCTTAACGATTTTATTAAGTCATTATCATTTTTTATTTTTATAATAGAATAATTTGCTAAAGTAGAATCTGATGCGCGTGCAATAGAATCAAGTAAAGAATTTATTCTTTCTATAGAGAAAAGAGTTATATTATTTAAATTTATTTTTAATAAGTAGGAACGATCACCTGGATGTGGCCAATCTTTTTTTGTACTTATTCTTGGTGTTATTCCAATCTTTTTTATTTTATTTAAAACAGAGTTTGGACAAAAGTGATATAAAACACTGTTTATTGACTGTTCATCTTTTTCAGCAAATTTTGGTGCAAAAGTAACTGTCCATTGGGTATGGTTTTTATGAATTTTGCCTAAAAAATAACCAAAAAACTCAGCATCTTTTTTAAGTTTTTCTAAGTCAAATCTATTTGTTTTTATAATAGTTCCTACAAAATAGTTTTTTTCAATTTCAAAATTTTGTATTAAAAAATCCTCCCATTTTTCATTCATTTTTTTAACTGTTAAATCTAAAGGATATGTTTTTATTAAACCTTCTTTAAATAAAATAGAAGATTTTCGGTTTCGGCTTTCAAAAAAATCTCTAAACCCAGGAAATATAGGCGTACTTCCCATATTATCATATAACCATTTCTTTAACTGTGAAACATCTAAAGCCTCGTATTCTCCTGTTAAACCTTTACTATCTGCTAGGTTTTTAATAGCAGTTGTTGTTAATTGGTCTTTTGGTAAAATTCCTAAATAAACATACGGTTTTTTAATTGTAACATGAACCCAATCGTTTACTGAAGGTTCAAATATTAAATTTTCTTCATTAAAATTTAGTTCTTCTTTGTTGTTTAATATTTTAACAAAAACTGAATTATAAAAAGAAAGTAAACTTCTTTGAATTTCTTTTGATTTATTTTCTAAAATGTCAAGGCAGCGAAACTCATATTCATAATCAATTTCATCACTATCTTCATATTCATAATTAAATGAAATTGGAAATGATAAAACATCATACATCATATTTATTCCTATTTTCATATGTTTTGAAAAATCTACTAATATATCTCTTTTAACACTTTGCCAAAAAAGAGTAATTGCTAAAAGATCCGCATATCTTGTTACACCATCTTTATAATTTTCTAAAGATTCTAAAGATTCTAAAAAATCTTTTTCAGTAGGTACAGTACTATCAGCATGATTTAATATAGAATTATAAGAAAATTTTTCTATTACAGGAGTTTTAAACAAATCGTTAGGAGTTTTAATATGAACTGTTAAATTTAAAGTTTTTTCATTAACATTTGACTCATAAAAATTTCCTAATTCTTTTTTTACATCTTTTTCAAAAGAATCGCGTTTTATTTCTATACAATCATCAAGATAAAGTATTTTTTCTAATTTTTCTTTTAAAAATTCTTCTTTATCAAATTTTTCATTTAACTCTTTGTAATATTCACATTGACGTTCAAAACTACGCAAACCAATTTCATCTAAACTAAATAAACTATCAGTATCTTCAATGATGCCACTTATAGTTACTTTGTCTTCATCACCTTCAACACTTACATCAATTATGTAAACATCTAAAGAGTCATTTAATGCTTTTATACCTTTACTATTATAATTTAAGGTTAAGCAATCTATAGGAAGGTTTGTTTCGCTTTTATTAATTGTTAAACGAAAATCATAATGAAAATAAATATTATTACTGTTATCGTCAACACTATCATAAAAATTATTAATACTATAAATAGAAAAATCTTCTTTATAACTATCTAATATTTTTTCAAAATCTCTTTCAGATATAGAGTCTTCATTAATCTTTTCAAGAAGTTCGTCTTTGTTTGGAAAAACGTTTGGATTTTCTTCTATATACTCTATCAAATCTTTTGATTTAAAATCATTCTTAGAATCGTGTTCTGTTTTAAATGTTAATATATTTTTAGAAACAAGTATATCTGCAATGTAAGAGTAATATTCTTTTTTAGGCTTTGAATTATTTCTTCCCTTACATTGAAACCAAATTCCTTTATCAGGTGAAACTGCTATTGTTATAGAACTTTCAATGTTATCTTCTATAATATTATACTTTCTTAATGAATAAAGTGTATCACCTTTGCTTGTTCTTCCACAGTGTCCCATTGCACTAGCTTCACAAGAATCTAACTGACTTTCTAAATCTACCCAATAAAAACCATTAGGATATTCTTTTAATATAGTGTTGGTTTCTCTTTCAGAATTTGTTACTGTTAATTTTTTATGATATTCATCAGCAGATGCTATTGCAGTGTTCCAGTCATAATCTTTTAGTGAAAGGTTTTGAACACCTCCTCTTATCCAATCAAGAATGCCTTGCATTTCAGTTTGTAAAGAATGAACAAACATTTCTTTATTTCTTGCTGCTTGATATTCAGGCATTTTGTTTATTTGATCTGCAAACCAAAATGAATATTTGTCATTCATTCCGTGTAGGTAATCTGCCACATCTTGAGGCATTCCAAGAGCTAATATCTTGCTTCTGAAATCTTTTTCTAATAAAATGCTATAAACTTCTTTAAATGTCATAAACTTACTTATATTCTGTCGTCTTCTCCTGTAAGAATAGAAACAGCATCTTTAACGATTTTTGAAATAGAATTAAAATTCCATTGTCTTTTAGAGTAATTGTAACTGGCACCACTATCAATATCTGTATTATTATTATTATTATCTGAAATAATTGAAAAACTAATTTCATTAGTTTTTTTACTATTGTTATTATTTTTTGCTAAAATCGTAACATAATTTTCACCTTTTCTAAAAGTCATATATTTTTTAAGAGCATAAGTAGGAACTAATTTTTGTTTATCATTTATAATTTCATCTTCTTTTTCTTTTTTTATTTTAGAACTTTCTACACTATCAGAGTAAGGAGTTAATCTTTTAATAATCTCTTCGGATGAGAAAACCATTTCGTCGTATATTGGATATGTGTTTATAATCATGTCCACATCATCTAAACACTTTTGATTTAATACAATAAGTTGTTTTTCATTTTTTCCATAAACAACATCTATGTCATCAAAAATAGCATCATATCCAGCATTAACAAAAAAGCGATTAAATGAACCGGGTTTTTTATTCGTTTTCTTAGTCATATTAAAAACATTTCTAATAGAATAATACAAGTCATCTATTTCAACAAATCTTTCAATTCCTGCTAAATCTGCTAAACGAGTCATTTCTTCTCTTGTTATTTTAGAAAAATCTAATACTTTTGCATCAGGCTTTAATTTAGCAGAAAATTTATACTTTTTAGAACTATATGAACTAGGAGGATTAAATTCTTTTGGAAAAAAATAAATACCTGTTGGATCAGAGTGCTTTGCTTTTGGATTAAACGAAAGATATGGAATGTTTGTGTAGTGAACCCATTCTCCACTCCAATCACTTAAACTCTCAAGGTATAATTTATAAAACTGTTTAAAATTCATATAACTTTATTTAATAAAAGAACGTAGCATTTTTGATTCAAGACCTCGATTTTCAATAATAGATTTATTTGGATCTAGATCATAAATTGGTGGTAACTTTAACATCATTTCTGCCGCTTCTGAGGTTAAATCTTTTAATCTGTTCCATGTGGAAAAACATGGAATAAGAGATTCATTAGTTTCGTCTTGAAATTCTTTTATAGGCATTGAAAACATTCTACCAAGAATAAAGTCTGGTGTATTTTCTGGTCGGACAGTAAAAAATGTAGAATCTGTAAATTTTTCAACTGTATGAATTTTTTCTAATGAACGTATAATAGATCTGTTTAAATCTCCTATAAAAAATATATTTTCTTCTTCTAAGTCTTTTTTTATTCTGTTTATTGTTTCATTCTTAACAAAAGAAAAATAAGAAGAATAAAAATCATTTTTTAAAAAATTTTCTTTAAAATTAATATATTCAGAATATGGTCGATGGGTTTCGTAATACGAAACGGGATCAAATATTCTACCAATAAGTTTTCTACTAATAGAATTATGATAATTAAATTTAGTATATGAATAAACTAAAAAATTTTTATTATATACATTAAATGTAATTGGATTATATTCTTGTTCTGCATAATTTGCATAATAATTATTACTTCTTATGCGAAAATTTGCAGTGTCAGGATCTTCTTTTAATAAGAAAAATTTTTTAAAGCTTAAGTTCATATAATTTCTTTTAATTTTTCTAATAATCTTTTTGTACCAAAGTGTAAATTTCTTGGAAACTCGTCTAGAGAAAACCATTGTGCATCTGAGTTTTCCCAATCTAATCTTGGTTTAAATTCTTCTTCTACTTTTCCTAAAAAATTATAAAATTTAAAATTTCCGCTTTGAAAAATGTCAAATAGTTGTAAATCAATGTTTCCGTCATAACCTGTTTCTTCTTCTAATTCACGACGTGCAGCAGATTTAGGATCAGCATCATTATCTATTTTACCACCAAAAGTTCCCCATGTTCCAGGTTCATTAACAAGTCTTGATCGTAATCCTAAAAGAAAACGTTTTGTTTGTGTACAATATATTAATACACCTGCACCAGCGTTTCCGAAAAACATGGAATTTGTACCACTGCTTAAATGATATTCTCCTTTTTGAGAAATTATTTCATCTTCAACAGATTCTATTATTAATTTATAAAATTTTTTAAAATTCATAAAAGTATTTATGATAAATTGATGTATGTATAGTGATTTTGAATAGCATACTCTGTTAAATTTTTAAGAGCATCTAGTAGTGTTTTTATTCTTTCTTTACTCAATCCAATATCAATTTTATTACCATTTATATCTTCTGGTCTTACGCCTTTATCTAAGATATAATCATTATCTTCAATAGTTTCTATTCTCATCAATAATTCTCTTGCATTAAGCGATTCATAAGTTTCTAATGTTTCATCAGGATAATTTAATATATCAATGATTAATGCACGGGCAGTTGCATTTGCAAGATTTAATTCAGGAGGATTCTCAACTTCCTCTTTCATTTTTATTGGAAATCGAATAACATCTGAATCTCTTGATTTTGATTTTTCTTGATAAGGTTCTCCTGTTAATTCTGCATTAAATTCAACTATGTAATATTTTATAAAAGAAACTAAATCAGCAATAATTTGAGAAGGAACTGCTCTTGTATATAAATTAATATTTCCTTTTTTTTCATCAGTAGCATAACCATCAAGTGTTATGAAATTGAAACTTTTATTATCTAAAAAATATTTATATTCTTCTTGAGATATTTTTTTTCTCTTAATTAAACCATTAAAAAATTTACTCAATTCTGGTGAATAGAGAATACGAGATGCTACTTCATACACATGATTCGGAGTGCTTTCACTATCAACAAAAAATGAAACACTTTCGATTAAAACATCTCTTAATAGGTTTTCTACGTATAAGTTAAATTTAGGAGTCATAGAAATACTTATAAATATTACATTACAAAAATATCACCTATTACCGCATTTAAAGCATCGTCTATATTATATTCTAATTCCCTTTCTATGTTAGAAAGGTAAATATCTAAGTCTGCTTTGTCTTTTTCTGAAAGTGGTTTTCTCCACATTCCAGAAGGTTGCCCCCAAGCATAACGAAGAGGTAAAACTCTTGGAAAATCATGATTAAGTTTTACCTTACCAGTAATAATATACTGAGCAATAATTTCATTTACAAATTCAAAGTCTGCACGTAAACGACGATCTCTTGCGCTTTTAAATGTTCCAAGTGCATGACCTAATTCTTTACGAATTTTACTATTTGTTTGTGACACAAATCCTCTTTTTAGAATATTTGTTCTATAAACTTCATCAGCAATAGTTTGAAACAAACGATCAACAACTTCTTCAATATATTTATACTGATCATTACTTCTTCCCATCCCGTTTACTCTTGCTAATGCATGTCCAAAACGGTGTGCAAGAGTCCAAGGTGTAGCAGGAATTTTTTCTGCTCCTGTATTTTGTGTATAAATAATTGTTATATGATCGCTATCTGGGAGTATATCTAAACCCATTTCATCTCTTATAAAATCAAATGATACTTTACCTAATTCAACAAATTTACGAGCATTTTTATCTTTTACTAAATAAATATCAACAGGTTGATTTATTTTCCATTTAGTTTTTATTCTTTCTAAACCTTTTGGTGATTTTAATATTCCTGTGTCAACCTTGTTCCAACCATATTGTTTACTAGAATCCCAATCACCTTTTAATTCTATGTTTTCGATAGAATCTTCATGTAATAAAAAATAGTTTAAAAAATCTTTAAAAGTCATAAACTTACTTATAGATTAGTTTACAACTATTTTTTTAAAAAAATTTAAAATAGATAAATATAATTTATGAGATTTAATAGTAAATTCGAAAAGTTATATAATATGATTATGGAAAGTTTTCGTGATCCAAACGACCCATATGAAGACGATGAACATGAAAAAATTATTTCCGGTATAAAACGCAATGCAAAAAATCCAGCAATATTAAATAATATACGGAAAGAGTTTAAAGATTCTAGAAAATATGCAGATTTAAATGACCCTATACACGTAGAACGTTTAAAAAAGATAGTACAAGATGAAATCTCGTCATTTAATTTTCCTCCTGGTAAGAGAATTTTTCCAACATATGCTTATCAAAAAACTATATATGAACTAGAAAAAAGATATAGAGGTTATGGAGGTTTTCAGTTTACATTTAATGATTTTAAAAGTAAATTAATAGATGTTATAAATAATAAAGTACATAATGATGGAAAATAAGTTTACATAATAAACACTTTACCAACAGCATCATCTAAAAGGCTTTCCATATAACTATTTAAATAATTTTCCATATTAGAGAAATAAGAATTTATTAGTTTAAAAGATTTTTAGTTAAAATATAATTAAACATCTCTTCAACTATTCCATTATCTGCATACCAATCTTCGTTTGTTGATAATGAAGGATTTAACATATTTCTAGAGTCTTTATAATTCACAACACTTTGAACAGGATTATTCTGGGGAGTTTTCTCCCATTTGAAAAAACAATAATTATTTAAATTATTACTATAAAATGGTTCTGCTGAAAGAGTTTTAAGTTGATAAACATTTGAACTTTGATTTTGAACAGTGTAAAAATTATAAAGTTCTCCACCAATTTCTTTGTAAAGAACTGTTTCACCAGCAGTTATATAATCAGTTAATAATATTTGTGAACCTAGATTACTTCTTTTATCAAAATTACAAATAGAACATATATTTTTACCAATACATCCATTGCAAGCAACAAAATTTGTATTACATACACAACGAGTTCCTATTAATTTTTGAAGAGGAATTGTAGAAAAATTAAAAATTCTTTTTAATTCTTCAGGCATCTGAAGACCGAAATCATCTATTTTAGAATCAAACATGTCAGCTTTATTAATTAAAGCATCATAAGTGCAAATGTCTATATCAGAATGATCTTTTGAGAAATTATCTATTTTATCATATGCTACTCCAAGAGAATCACCTTCTCCTGCAATAGCCGATAGGTAAGAGTTAAAGTTTGGATATGCGCCTATATCAAAAGGTAATGCAGTTTTTAAAATCTCATAAACATTATAATCTTCACCTTTTCTATAAAAGGCATGACGATTTTCAAATGCTAAAATATCAAACTTATTTGATATTCCACTTAAATTATAAGTGTTGTTTTTATAAGAAAATGTTCCATTTGCAGAAAGTGTAACACCTTGTGGGGTATATCGTGTTTTATAAAATTCTAATTTATCATAATTATTATTACAAGAATCCAAATTATTAGTTATTGTTATTGGTGGAAGTGCAGAACTAGGATAGTAGAATGAAGAAAGAATATAACCTCCTGTTGGAAAACAGTTAGAATCTTTAAGATTAATAGTTGTTACATTGTACTTGAATTGACTACTTTCTAATCCTACACAATCTCCTGTAAAGTTTATTGCAGTAATATTACCAGAAAGATAATGTAAAATATTTGTACAAGAATTTACTGAACTACCAACACTTATAATATATGGAATGTTTTTATCTGCCCATTGAATCTCATTTAATGGATTAATTCCATCTGATGTTATAAACAATTTATCAGGAGCAATAGCGCATATAGAGTGTGAAAATGCAGAATAAACTCTTGAATTTATTGGAATATCACTTTCTGTTTTTAAAACAGTAAAGAAAAGAAGGGGATTTCCTGGCATATCATCTAAAAATTCTATAGAGGAACTTGCAGTGTAACCAAGAATATTATTTCCAGAATAAACAGGAGATCCGATAATTTCTATTTCTGATATTGGTTCATTATTATATCGAAATTCCCACTCAGGATTTAAATGACTCCAAAAATTTCTATTATTACTATAAGGTGCTGATTGACTTCCGCTTGCATAAAGAATAACAGTACTCTTTTCTTTTGAAGATGATAAATTTATTGTAAAAGAAAAAGGACAAGAAACAATTGAAGAAACTGCATTTCGTTGAACATAAATTTTATCAGTAAAAAATTCTCCATTATAAACACTTAATGAAAATGTTGATGTTTCACTGCAAGAACCTCCATACACATTATAAAGACCAATTGAGGAATATGTGTGTGTTACAGAAGAACCGTAGTCAAATGTACCATCACCCCAATTTATAAAAGCATCTTCTGCTGTTGGAGATATTACGAAAGAGAAAATCGTAGAGTTTTTAATTCCTAATGTTGGAGTGATTGAAATCATTTTTATTTATTTATAAATGTGAAAGCTCCGTTTTGTGTAAGAGATGCATTTAATTTAACTGAGGAATTATTAAAATTTATAAATCGCACAATCATTGAAATAAAATAAGTTGATTGATCTGTGTTAGGGTAAATATAAAGTTTTTCAAGAGATACTCTATTTTCGTATAAAAATAATGCTCTTTCAATTGTTTCACCAATAGCAATTGCACGAAATTCAGATATAGGTTGGCCTATATACGCTTTAAGATTAACATCCATTTCAGTAAGATAACGTTTTTGAAAAAGAATATTATAAATTGAATTTTCAATTGCTTCACGATCATAATCTACTACTATATCAATTCCAGGAGATACATCATTATTTTTTTTATTACCTGAAACTTGTTTTTGTAAAAATTGTAAGTTTAAGTCGGAGAAAATATAATTTCTTCCAGAATTTTTACTGCTAAGATTTGTAATATTAATCATAAAATCTATTTATCATGCAAGAAAAATAAGTAAATATAATTATGAATAGTAAAACCCAAAAGCTTTTAGAAAAATACAATCCAGAAAATATTTTTCAACCTGTATTAGAACACTACAATCCAACATCCATTCGTGGTGGCAGTTTTGTAGTTATTTGTCCTAAAGCAATTAAAAATCCTGATATTAAAAAAGAAATAATTATGAAAAGAGGCGAACCTTTCTATAATCAATTAATTCTTATGTCTAAAAATAAAACTGTTCTTTATGTATCTGCACTTAAGATTGTAAAGCCTACATCTGCATTTATGTCAGAAACCGCACCAAATAATTTCGAAGAAGCTGATCTTGTTTCTCATAAAGTTCCTGGTCTTTATTATGCTCCTATCACTGTTCCTACAAGTATTTTATCAATGACTGTTGAGCCAATGTATGTAATGCAACAACCAATTGATCCTGATATTGTTCAGAAAAATAACATTGTAAAAACTAAAAATTTAGACAATGAGTATAATAAAGGAAAACAACCAAAAGGAACAAGAACAAACGGCGGAAATAACTAAATGAATTTTAAGGATTTTTATAATCTTTTTTTAGAAAACGAGAGTGAAGGTTACGGTCCCTTTTATCATGGCGGTAAATGGGACGGAATCTCTCCTATAAAAATGGATAGAGGTGCATTAGGAACAGGTGCATATTTTACTCCTAAAAAAGAAATTGCTTTAAGATATGCAAGTGAACCAGGTTCTAATATTTCTGAAGCATATTTAAATGTTAAAAATCCATTAAAAATACATTCTTTATATGATATGCGAATTCATCCATGTATACAAGCTTTAGAAATATTAGGGTTGCCTAGAGAAAAAGCCGAAAATTTAGTTGAAAAAGTAGAAGAAAAAAGTGGATACTTAGGAAAAGAAATAAGTTCTCGCGCAATAAAACAAGGTTATGATTGTATTTTTTATTATCATAAAGGAGAACTGTCCGAAATTGTGATTTGGAATTCAGATAAAGTTATAAATAAACTGTAAATTAAATAATAATATGAAAACACTAAGATTTAAAACCTTTTATAGCCTTTTTTTAGAAGGTATATCACCAAAAGATAAAATACGAAAATACAAAATTGATGATCCTTTTATGATTCAATTTATTTTACGTTATGGAGATGAAATAGAATGGAAAGATATTAAAACATCAGAAGATATAGAAAATGAAATATCTAAAAATTTATTGCCAAATATTCTTAAAAGATTAAGAGATAAAAATCATCCAAAAACTGTTTTGTATTCTGGAGATAATATAGATGTAGATAAAGAGGTTAATCTTGTAAGACAAGCTCATCCTGAACATTATGAGAATATAATAAGAATAAGAAAAGAAAAAGGTGATGATGCTATTAAAGAATATATAACAGATATTATTAATAAAGATAAAGATTCAGTTTTGTGGATTTGGTGGAGTAGAATAAATGAAAATTTAAAAAATCCAGTACAAAAATATCTTACACTTAAACCTATATTTGATAGTACAGATTCGTCTAAGAAAAAAACACCAAAACCTTATATCTGGTCTGCTGTTAGAAACTTTTTAAAATCTATAGAAAGTAATCCTTATGATTTAAGAAGTTTAACAAAAATATACGAATTAACATTAAGTGAACAATTGTCAAATGTAGAAAGATTTAAACGTATACCAACAGGAGATTTGATATGGATTAAAATACCAGGTAAGAGAGAAGATCCTAAAAATTTTGACTCAAACGTAGAAACTCTTATGGGTCTTTCTTGTAATATATGGTGTATAAGTGGAAAAACAATGGCAAATACATATTTAAGTGGAGATGGTTCTTTTTATCTATTACTAGACATTAAAAATAAAAAACCAACTGCACTAATGGCTGTGAGAATGAGAGGTGATAAAGTAGAAGAAATAAGAGGTGAACTCGAAGGACAAAGGTTTGATCCCGTTGAAATGGAACAAGGTTTATTAGATTTAACAAAAGAAGAAAACTTAGATCAGTACCAAGTCTGGGAATGGATTAATGAAGAAAGAAAAAATAGAAAATTAGAAGTTAAAATTCCAAAAGAAATACAAGATTTTAAAAATACTGTTAAAGAAAATATTTTTGAAATTTTAATATCAAAAGAAAATTTACAAGATCGAAATCAATTAACATTTGATTTCTTCCAAGATAATGAAATGTATGAACAATTAGAATATTTTGCTGATCAAATATTAGATATTTTGACATTTTCAGAAAAAAGACCTGAAATGGGAATTCTTATTGGAGATTTAAATGATGTAAAAGAAGAATTTGATGATGATGGAATATCCTCGTATTTACGTACAGTAGACTACGGAAGTGATATAAGTGTATATGATACTGATGTTAGTGAAGATCAAGGAAATGAAATTATGCTATCACGATATGATCTAAATAATGTGGTTAAAGAAATAAAAAGTAATATAGATTTTTCTGATGAAAGTAATACGGAAATTATACAAATTATAAATGATCTTTTAGAAAGTGGTGCTTATTCTAATGAACAACCATATAGTTTTTTAAGTGCATTGAATGAAGAAATAGATTTAAAGGATATAGATTATGATATAGAAAGAATGTATGAATATGTAGTTTATGCATATCAAGATGGAATTCGAAGTGGTATTGAAAATAAAATATATTCGGATTTATTAGATCATATAAAAGATAATTTTTTAATTATTAGCGGAAAATATCCAGATGATTTTATTTTTTCAGTTCCTGTAGATATAGAAGATTTAAAAAATATTATTACATTTAATTCAAATGATGAAATATTAGATATTTTAAAAGATACTCTTTTAGATACATTTAAAGAAGATTATAGCGAATTTGATACTGATTCCGCTCATAATAACTATACGTTTGATTTAGAAAGTGCTAAAGAAAGCTATCGTAACAACTAAATAATATTATGAACGATTTTCCAGTACCAAAAGACGCATATGTAGCATTTGACGGTTTAACTATCAAAGAAAAAATAAAAGATAGATTAGATCAAACTGGAATTTTTACAGATCAAAACTACGAAGGTTCTAACTTAGCAGCAATCAATGATTCGATTGCTATGAGCTTTTCATTGCTTCTTTATTATCTTAACCAAAACTCTGTAAATGGTCAATTCTCAGAAACAACTGTTTACGAAAATATAAACAGAATTGTTAAAGAACTTAACTATAATCCAGTTGGTTATCAAACTGCAAGTGTTTCATTCTCAATGTCTGCAAACAATTTAAATGCAGGTTTTTATAATATTCCTAGATATTCTAATATTACTATTGGCGGAATTAACTATAGCTTAAGTGATGATTTATCTTTTACAAAAACAAAAAATGGAACTCTTGAAAAAATAAACGGTATAGATAGTGATGCATCCTTATATCAAGGAACTTTTACGGAATTTCCGGTTTTTACTCCTGCTGGAACTCCAAACGAAATTGTTCACTTAACTGTAGATGATACTCTTTTTGTTGATAATTTTACAATTGATGTTTATGTTCAGACTGACAATGTTTGGGAAAAATGGGATAAAACTCAATCTCTTTACTTGAATAATTCAGAAGATAAAGTTTATGAATTACGTTTCAATGAAAACAAAAGATATGAGATAAAATTCGGTGATAACATTAACGGTAAACAACTAACAACTAGTAATCGTGTTTTAATATACTATCTTGTATCAAATGGCAGTAACGGAGAAATAGGAAGTGGCGGATTAGTTGGACGTAAAATGATTCAATTAGTTTCTAATAATTTGCAAACTATTTTAAATCAAGAAAATAAAACTTACCTGACAAACAGCCAAATACAATATTTGAGCTTTAGTAATAAATTTTCAAGTACATATTTTACTGAACCAGAAAGTATTTTATCTATTAGAAAAAATGCACCAGGAGTTTTCCGTTCACAATTTAATGTTTCAACTAAAAAAGCATATGAAACTTTTGTAAAAAGCAATTTTTCTAATATTGTTCAAGACGTTAAAGTGATGAATAATAGTGAGTATCTTGATTCGTATTTAAAATATTATTACAATATAGGTTTAACAAAACCGCAATATGAGAGTCGTGCATTGTTTAATCAAGTTAATTTTTCTGATTCCTGCGCATTTAATAATGTTTATATTTTTGGCGTTCCAAAAACTATTAAATCAACACTTTCATACTTAACACCATCTCAAAAAACTCTTATTATTGATACAATAAGAGACGAGCAAGTTTTAACTTCTGAAACTATTGTTTCTGATCCTGTATATATCGCATTTGACATTTACATTCAAACAGAAAACGCTATTACAAAAACGGACATTAATAACTCAGAAATATATGTAATTAAAAAACAGAATAATCGCCGTAGTGATTCTAGTATTAAAAGTGATATACAATCTGTTATTGTTGATTATTTTTCAGTAGAGAAGAACTTTTTAGGCGGAACGATTAATATACAGCAATTAAATGCAGATCTTTTAAATATTGATGGAGTTAGTCAGATTTATACTCGTAACAAAATATCAAATATTCTTTTAGAAGGAATTAAAATGGTTAATTGGAATCCTGTTTATTTTGATGTAACAGTTTCTCAAACTCCTACAGCAATAAAGCTAGAAAATTTCCAATTTCCTTTCTTAAACAATAAAAACTTTGTGGATAGAATAACTATTGGGTAAATAGTTTTATGAATTTTAAAAGTTTTTATAATCTATTAACAGAGGATGCAAATTCTACAAAAGCAGAAATATTTAACAATATTATACAAAAAGAATTAGGTTTTCAAGTATTTAAAAATAAAAATAAACCAGAGAATATTGATAGTATAAATCAGTTAAGAGATAAATGGAATCCGATAATTTCTTCTTTAGAAAATATAGTTAAAAATAATAATCCTAAAGATAAAAATCTTAGTGATTTAAAAGAACTTGTTCGACTTTATGATCCTAATATTCCGACAAACGTTATAGACGATGATTATACAAATTATATTAAATATCAGTCTTTAACTAATAATAAAATATTACAATCTTCTTCTAGTTATATAGATTTTTCAGAAAAAGTTCACTCTGAAATGAAAGGAGATGAATCTAAAATAAAAGCTGGTTCAAGCGACGATCCGAATAAAGTTTATGAAGATGATAAAGTAATAGTAGTTTTAGCAAATACAGGTGATCCTGTTTCTAGTGAAAACAATTGTAAAAATTATGGAAAAGGTTCAGATTTATGTATTTCAGGTTCTAGTTCATTTTATTATTATAATTTTTATAGATGGGAAAAATCATTAACAACTTATTTTGTATGGTTAAAATCTGAAAACCGATATATACTTGTAGATGCATATGATGATAATGGAGTTACAAAATATTCTTATAATAATGTCAAAGATAACACTGATATTAAATCAACAAAAAATAAAATTATTTCTACATATCCAAGTTTATCAGAAGCATTTAATCAAAATGTATTTGTTCCTGTTCCGATTGAAGGACGTGAAAAACAAATTTATGAAAAGATATATTTTAAAAATTCTATATTAGAATTACAAAATATAGATGATATGATTCTTTTTGCTTCTATCAAAAATGTTATAAATGATGATTTATATAAATTATCTGAAAAAGAACTAAAAGCAGTTCTTAAAACATTATCAGAAAAAGAAAACGATCTCCCACATGATTTATTAGAAAAATTTCCAATCATTAAAAATCGTTATTGGAAAAAACGAGAAATTAATGTTATAAGAAAATTAGAAGAACGAAGCGATTTAGATGATGAAGAAAAATTTACTTTGGATGAATATTATATAATCAGTGAAAATAAAGATTTAAAAGAATTATTTATACAAAAAAGTGCAAAATATAGAGAAATATTTAGTCTTTTATATAATTTACAAAAGCATAAAAATTTATCAGATATTTATTGGAATTATAAATACCCACTTTCTCTTCCAAATTTAAAAGAAAGCGGAAATATAAGTGCACCTATTGCAACTTCACTTTCTCTTTCAAATTTAGAAAAAAGCGGAGATATAGATGCATCTAATGCAACTTCACTTTCTCTTCCAAATTTAAAAGAAAGCGGAGATATAGATGCATCTAATGCAACTTCACTTTCTCTTCCAAATTTAAAAGAAAGCGGAGTTATAAGTGCAACTTATACAACTTCACTTTCTCTTTCAAATTTAGAAAAAAGCGGAGATATATATGCAGTTTATGCAACTTCACTTTCTCTTCCAAATTTAAAAGAAAGCGGAGTTATATATGCATCTAGTGCAACTTCACTTTCTCTTCCAAATTTAGAAAAAAGCAGAGATATAAGTGCACCTAATGCAACTTCACTTTCTCTTCCAAATTTAGAAAAAAGCGGAGGTATAGATGTAGCTTATGCAACTTCACTTTCTCTTCCAAATTTAGAAAAAAGCGGAGATATAAGTGCATCTAATGCAACTTCACTTTCTCTTCCAAATTTAAAAGAAAGCGGAAATATAAGTGCACCTATTGCAACCTCACTTTCTCTTTCAAATTTAGAAAAAAGCGGAAATATAAGTGCACCTATTGCAACTTCACTTTCTCTTTCAAATTTAGAAAAAAGCGGAAATCCAAATTTAGAAAAAAGCGGAGATATATATGCATCTAATGCAACTTCACTTTCTTTTCCAAATTTAAAAGAAAGCGGAAATATAAGTGCAACTTATACAACTTCACTTTCTCTTCCAAATTTAGAAAAAAGCGGAGATATAAGTGCATCTAATGCAACTTCACTTTCTCTTCCAAATTTAGAAAAAAGCGGAGATATATATGCACCTAATGCAACTTCACTTTCTTTTCCAAATTTAAAAGAAAGCGGAAATATAAGTGCAACTTATACAACTTCACTTTCTTTTCCAAATTTAGAAAAAAGCGGAGTTATATATGCAACTTATGCAACTTCACTTTCTCTTCCAAATTTAGAAAAAAGCGAAGATATAGATGCATTTAATGTAGAAAATCTTGTAATTTCTAATTATGCCAAAAAGTATTTTATCAAATTACCAATTAATACTAAAATAATAAAAAATAAAATAAAAAAAAATTATTCCTTTAGAGATTTCTTTTATTCTAAAATTATATAGGTAAATATTAAAATGCCTTCAATCATTTTAAATAATATATCTGAACCTCGCAATATTTCTCCTGAAAATCAGAGTGTTCCAATGTCATTCATAGAATGGAACTCTCGTCATGTAGGAATTGCGTTTTCAGAGGCAGAAATTCAATACCGAAATTATCTTCAAACTTTTTATAAAAATACAGAAAAAGTTAATGAAGTAAAAGCGAACAAATTGAAAAATGATTATATTGATTTAATTAAAAAACTCTCAATTATATTCGAGAATGATGAGGAATTTGAGAGATATAAAAATATTGATGTAACATCTAGTACAGATTTAAGTATTGCTATTCCCGCATATGCAAGAAAACTTAAAGACATTGCACTTTTTTATAATAAAAAGCGTCAAGAATTAAAAGACAAAAAATTAGAATATAATCTCGTCGGCTCATATGATGGTTTAGAGAAAATTCTTTATTCTAATCTTGTTTCTAAGTTTTCTAAAAATCAAAGAACTAATTTTGTTAATGAAAATCCTCTTATAAGTCAATCGCCAGAGTTATCATCAATTAAAAATGATTTCTCTATTGAGATTGAAGAACTATATGATACAAAAGATTATTTTATTGAAACCAATAGTATTAATCCATTCACATGTACATTTAATGATCTTTGTTTTAGTTTGTTCACAACATCAACATCTGCAAAAGCTGATCCTTTAGAAAATAATTATCTATGTGATCCTTCTAATGAAACAGTAGATAGTCTTTTACAACAAGCATATGATATATATTTATCAACTAATGTATCTTATCTTTCTGGTGGTTATTATGTAGAGGATTATAAAGATTTAACCATTCCATTAGCAGAAGGAAATAACTTTTTCTACTGGTTTAGCGGAAGAACTGTTTTTGATATTCCAGAAGGAATTTATAAAGATGTTGCTATTGAAGATGTTGATTGGACTGGTGCTGTTGGTGGTAGTTCAATGGATGTTTCTGATCTTATTTTTGTAAATGTAGGAAATTTAGAAACAAAAGGTGCATGGTTACAAGATACCACATTTGTAACTGTATCAGGTAGTATGTCTGCTACAATAATTGATGGTAAAACATTCAAATTCCCATATCCTTTTTTTGGAACATCAGCATTTGGTGGTGAATGGAGTGGTCCAGGACTAAATGACACTATACCATCTGATAAAAAATTTTTCCCTTCCGAAGAAGACTTTACAGAAACTGAAAGTAACATTAGTAAAACTTATTGGAGTTCATTTTCTTCTATATCAACAATTCAACCAATTTATCTTCAAGAGACAAATCTCGGAAAAAGCGGTTTTGCAAGCAACAAATTTTCTAATGCTGATAAAGTTTACGTTAGTGCTGAATCAAATAATAAACAAATTTATAGTGGAGATTTACAAGTTGCTTGGTTATACGATTTTCGTCAAACTCAAATTCCAATTACAGTTGGTGAGAACAAAATATATTATCCACTTCAACGCTACAGCGATGCATCAGAACTGTTCTTCTTATATCAGCAAGGTGATTCTATACCTTTATCATCTATAAGCGTTTCTGACGCATTCTGTGGAGCAGTAGCAGGCACTACAGTTAAAGAATCAGACTTTATTGTTCGTAACACAAATATTTGTAACGATGAAGTTGAAGGTGCATGGTTAAAAGCAGTTCCTTTAAAGTATTACTCACGATTTGAAACTGATATTTGTGGTTGCAGACCAGATCAAACTGTATATTATACAGATTGGGAATTTTTAAGCGGTGGTACTCAAGTAGGCTTATCATTCAAATGTGATGGTGGAAAATTATCGCGTTTCACATGGACTGGTGATGATATAAACATTAATAATGTTCGTGGATTTACAGGATTTCAACATGATGACACATGTCCTTATAAACGAGAAAATTTTTCTGTTTCTATAGTTGATACTAATTTCTTAAATGAACAAAATCGTGATGTTTTTGAGAAATGGAAAAAATGTTCTTGCCAAGCAATTCAATATTCTCCTTTTGGACATGATAAAACATTATTAAACTATTATAACACTATTCCAGACTTTATTGTTAAAGAAACTGGATACCCGTCAATTTTTAACCCTAAAAATTGGCTTGGTTCTGATGGTAAAAATTACATTTCAAGCAAAGATTCTGCTAAATTCTTTCCATCCAATTTAGTTGAAAAGGATATTGGTTGGAGCAGTGGTGTTTGGAAAGCACAAACAGGAGAAGATTTCATTTTAGAAAAAGGAAAATCATATTTTTATTATCGTTCTGATGTCAATAGTTGTGATTACGATTCTCCTTTTTTTATCATAAATCAAAAATATAATAACGGAACCATAGCAATTGAAGATTGTGTAAAACAATCTTATATTCCTCAGTGGTATAAAGCAGTTAAAGACGAAAATGGTGTTTGGATTGATGATGGAGTCGTTTCTGATATGACTCTCTTTTTTGGTGACTTTTTAACATACACTCATAAAGAAACTGTTTCTGAAAGTAAAAGAAGATTTTTATACAATGGAGTAGAAGTAACTTCTACAAGCGGAAATTATGTATCAATCATTGGTGATGATCCGAACATTTCTTTTATTCAATTTTCTAATGCAGTTCCCTCTGTGAATTTCTTAATAAAAATACCAATAAACACAACAAAAAATTATTGGGGAATTGCGAATTTTGACTCAGAATCATCTTCAAGAAAAACATCTGTAGACGGTAATGAATTTAAGATAATTTACGATTATCTTCAAATCACACAACCAGAAGCTTCAAGAATATTATTATCTGATAAAGATGTAATAGAATATAAATTCGGAAATTGTCAAACACAATGTTTCATTTGGGAAGATACGTTTACTTTTTCTGTTTCATCTCCTGTTCGTAAATGGAACGAAATAATTTTTGACAGTTGTGTTGAAAGTGATGTTTTAACTTATCTTAACAGTGAAATAACAAATTGTTACATTCAACAAACAAGATGTTTTTCAGATTGTGATTCTTTAAGAAAATGTGGTTGTGAACATTTTTGCAGTCCTACAAAAACTGGATTAACAGCAACCTCATTAGATTCTACAATAGTTTTTAACACAGAACTAAGTGGTATTCCAGCCTTTATAAACTACTATGCTAAAAATAATTTTACTGCAAATGTAACTTTACATGATATTACCAATGGTGAGAAATCTATGATTGTTCCAATTGTTACTGGTTCTTATGTAACTCCTGAAACACCATGGAGAAATTTATTAAATCAAAATGGTTCCAACTTTGTAGTTCAAGAAAATACAACAAACTTAAAAACAGTAAATGAAATTAATTTTTATTCTCCTAAAAGGATTGGAATGAATCGTTATGAAACTTTTGATAATGAAACTGCATTTGTTCCAAGTAATTCAGGAATAAATGTGTATAGAAAAGATAATTACTTTGATCCGCCTTATGGTAAAAAGATTAGTAATTCTGAATATATTACAGATTTTTCTTTAGGTAAAAATCAAGGAAAGATTTTATCAGAAGGCAAACAAACTTTTATTCCATACATAAATGAAAATGAAAAATTCGGAAAAGACTATTATGGTCTTTACCAAATTCCTTTAAAATTTAGTCCATGGAACTATCAAACAGGAGAATGGGACAGTAGTGTTATATTTAAAAATTATCGTAATCAGTATAATATAAACTGTTCAAATGACTGGTACTCTTCTCAACTTTCTTTAACTGGTGATATTTGGAATTGGAAAACTGATGTTTATGGAAACAACTATTTTGTTGTTAATGACAAAGGTTTAACATACTCATCTGTTCCAAGTTCTTATAATACTGTTTTTATTAAATATCAAAATAATAAAGTCGAGAATATAAGTACTGCACTTAGTTCATTAATCTCATCTTACGTTAATATTAGTGTATCATTATTTGATCCATTTTCAGGGATATAATAAAGCTATAATAAATAGTATTATGTCATTTGAATTAGAGGGTATTAATAAAATTTTAGAATTTGCATCTTACTTAATTGGTATTGGAGGTTTTCTTTATGGTGGTTGGAGAATGATTATATCACCCATAACGAAAATCTATAAAAAGATTGATAATATAGAAGACAGTACAATGTTTAATAACAAAATTATACACGAAGAAATTCTTCCTGTAATTCAATCTCTTAGTAAAGAATTTTCTAAAAATAGTGGCAAGTCTATTATGGATCGCATTCTTCGTATTGACGATAATACACGTTTAGCAGAATTACGTAGCAAACTTATGGCATCAAACTTCTTAACAGCATGTATGGTAGAATTTGATAAATCTGGAAATTTAGTATGGGCTAATAAAGCATTTATAAATTTCACTGGACTTGATCTTGAACAGTTAAAAATGAACGGTTGGTTTATTTGTATAAGCGAAGATGACCGCGAGCACGTATGGAGTTTATGGAGACATTCTATTCAGAGTAATATTCCTTTTGAATCGGAATTTAATATGAAAAACCAAGTCACTAATAATGTTAAACATGTAAAATGTACAATATTTCCACATAAATCCATTGACTCCTCAATGGAAAATCCTATTTTAGGATATTATGGAAGTGTTGTAGAAGTTACGAACTAACAATTCCACTTACGTAAACTTTTATTTACTCTGCTATCTGGATCACGGGCAGTCTTAGCTGATGTGAGTTTCTTTTTTAAACCTTTCATACGACTGCAAAATGACTTTCTGCGTTTTGCAGCTTTGCTTCCTTTTTTAAGTTTAGAAGGTTTTGTAGTAACTGCTGTTTTAAGTTTAGAACCCGGATTTGCCTTTCTATAAGAAGCTACACCTTTTTTATTCAAACCACCAGAAGGATTTTTACCTTCTTTTCTTTGCCATGCAGGTGTTGATTTTTCTTCAACAGTTTCTTCTGGAACACAATTAGGAACTTGTTTTTTTCCTTTCTTTTTCATTCCAACTTTTTTATAGCCTTTCCAACAAGCTTCTAAAACATAATTACAAAATTGATCAAAATTTTCAGTCATAAAGTTATTTATCTTTAATATCTAATATCGTCTTTTGAAGAATCAAATCTACTTGAAAGTGGAATGATATTTCCGCTATTGTTGGGGGGTTGATGATGAGCGAGGTTTATTGTCCACATAGATCTTGTGTATTATATTTCTGTGTTCCGTTTTCGTTGCAAGATATTCGATCATATAGATATTTATATGGTGTTTTGTATCCCTTTTCACCATACTTTTTATAAAATTGCGGAAGCATTTGTTTTTGAAAATTTATATCATCATCGGCGTGTTGCACTAAAAGAAATAAATTCTTCCAATCTGTGTCGGTTAAATTTTCAAAATCTAGTTTATTAACTATTTTTTTAACATATTTTGTTAAACTTGGAAATATTTCGTCCTGTTCTAATGGAATATTATTATCTTTTTTAAAAAGTTCTAATTTTTGTTGCCAAGTTAATTGTGATAGTTTTGGATTATTATAATATTGTGCTAGTTTATTTCTACCCGCTTGATCTTTTTCAGCCAATTTCAGTAATGATATATTATTTTCTAGAATATAATTACAAAATTGGTCAAAGTTTCTTGTCATAAAGGTATTTATTTTTAATATCTAATATCGTCTTTTGAAGAATCAAATCTTTGTGAAAGTGGAATGATATTGCCATGATCGTCGCGGGTGACGGGATCGGCGGATTTGATTTGATTGGGGTCGAAAACAATCCTGATCGTTTGAAGTTCACCATCAACGAAGTCGCCGGAAATCTCCACGCCATCATAGCCCTTAGACTTGGCCCATTCCCTGAATGTTTCGACATCACCATGCGCTTCACTCACCTCATCCCTGAGGTTCTGCAATCCTCCAATGCCGTCAAACACAAGCGGCTTCCGCAAGGACAGATAGCTGCGCATCACCTTTGGCCCATAGAGAAGCTTGGCGACATTGGAAGAATCTGTGAACCATGAGCCAACGGTATCTAGTTTCAATCCGATGCGATCCTTTAATGCAAACCGCCGATTAAATACCGTGAAATCTCTGTGCGTTCCGTGGAATCCTTCTGCACTATATCCTGCCCGCTGCGCCGCCTCATCCACCATCTTTTGCGCCGTTTCCATATCGTCAGCATCAACAGCCATTAGATATTCGTCATCACTAACAGATTCATATAAAAATCTAGAACAAAACTGATCAAAGTTTTCAGTGATATTCTTGTTTACCTTTATATTGTTAATTTTACCATTACTGAAACTATCTGCAAAGCCTCTTGAGTCATCTTTTGGCATAAGACCTGAATTGTCATTTAAACCAATTTTACCGAGTCTTTTCAATTCTTCAATAGTTGATGACCAATCTGGTATATCAATTTTACCGGGACCAGGTGCTTCTTCAAATTGTTTCATATCAGACTCAAGTTCTCCATTTTCGTCATAAATACTGGCACTATACAAATCCATATTTTCTACAGTTATTTGTAACGGAAAACGATGTTCTTTTCCAGCATTGTAATTCATTGTTAAATCTGCTTTTTGACCTTTATATGTTAAATTAAATCCCGAAATATAAAGTGCTCCACCTTCCGATAATGCTACGGTCCATTTTTTATTAAGTTTACCGATAAATCCTCCTGGCATTTTACCCTGATTAACGTCTTTGGCAAATTTACTAACCATTGAGAGTATTTTTGCTTCATTAAATAAATCTCTCGGAACAACACGCATAAATCGCTCAGGATTCCAACTGTTTCGTGAAGATTCAAATAAAAATTTAGAACAAAATTGGTCAAAGTTTCTTGTCATAAACTTAATCTGGTTTCTCAGCTATTGCTTTATTTCTTTCCATTCTTTTCATGTATGCAAGTTTAGCCAAACGACATTCTTCATAACGAGCTGTTCCTACGCGAGGATTTGTTTTACACTTTTTAAGTGAAAGTGGTTCACCTCTTCTTAAGTAATAAATTCTTTTAAATCCAGAAGTATATGGGTTTGGAGCACATTTAGAAAAAATATATCGAGGATTGTCTGAAAGTTCAGGAAGAGTTGATGCTTTGCAACGTTTATAACGTTCTAAAAGCAAGCTTTCTACAAAAGTATCAAATTTTTCAGTCATATATTTATTTATCAATATTTTAACATTAATATTTTAATATTAATCCATCTGTGTAAAAACAGGTTTTGTGTTATAGAATATAGCTATGTCTTGTGCAGTTTTTTTAGCTTTATTGGTAGGCGGCTGTTTAATATTCTTTTTTTTCTCAACATCATAGTAATAGTTATCTATAAGCATCTCATCTTCCATAAAAACAGTTCTTAAAAATCCTTTTTTTATTAAAAAATCTGATACATGAACTCCCTGTTTTATTAAAAATTCTGATATATAAGGATATTTTTCAAATTCTTCTTTTAATTCTGGCTCAAAATAATTTACTATATTTTTTCCTTCTCCTACATGATCCATTGTAATAACACTATATATTTTTCCTTTTGGACTAATCCAGAAACCATACGGACGTGTACTAGGTAATTCTTCGAAAGAATTTATTAATTTTTCTACAAATAAATCAAAGTTTTTAGTCATAAATTTATTTATTTAGATAGTATATCTTTTATTTTTTCAAAGTTATTATCTATTATTAGTAAAAATTGAAATCCTTGGTTCATAGTATATTTTTCTTTTTGAAGAGTTTTCTCAATTCCTTGTTTTTTCATTATCCAAGAAGATTTTGTTTCAACTATTAAATTATATTTAGGTATGAAGAAATCAGGATAATAATAATGTTCTTTGTTATTATATTCATAAAGAATTCTCTGTGGATAAAAAATAACATCATCTTCTTTTAATAGATTATTATTAAAAATAAAATTTAAAAAATTCGGTTCATATCCTCTTAATTTTATTATGGTTCCCGATGGTAAGATATATTCTTTATTTTTACCTAATCCTGATAAGCATTTTCTTTGAAAACTTTCTGACATACGTAACTTTTTTAAAACATCTTTTTTATCTTTTAGTACACAATTATTAGATAGTAAAAAATATTTAATTTTAACAGACGAGCAATTATAGATATGTCCTATTTCTAATAAATTTTTATCTTCGTTATAATAAAAATTTTTAATATCTTTTAAATGATTTGTCAAATCTATATTATTATTGGTTTTGTAGTTATAATTTATACTTCGAAAAAAATCTCTAAGCGCATTTGGAGTACACTGGTATTTTTTTGAAACTTTCTGTAAACGCTTACATTTCTCATAGAAATTTATTATGTCCTCTTTATGTTGTATTAAATCATTTCGATAATTAATTGTTTCAAATTTTACGATTCGTATGTTATTTCTTTTTAAGAATCTTTTAATATTAGATTCTGTTGTGTCACATATAACAGCCATTTCTTTTCTGGTCTTTTTTTCATTTATTAATTTCAAGATAAGAGATTTGTCAAGTTTATCACTTATACGTCTATTATCAAAATAAGTATTTCTATTATCTATAGTTCGAATGCCATTAAAATCTAAAAATTGAGCAATAGGTTGAAATCTTTTCATGTTTAATCTCTTGGCTATTTTAGGTAATGATAATCCTTCATTATATAAAGTAATGATAGTCTCGATATGATCTTCTTTTAATATTCTTCCTTGAGGGCAGAGTTTATAATTATTCATTTTAAATACTTACATACCTAAAAAGAACATAGCAAGTGCATAATGACTCAGCCAATACTAAACATGGGCGGAGCCGAATATCTTAACTGATCGCGAAGTTCTGCAAGAAGTTCTTTAGCTTTTTCTTCACCTTTAGCTAATAAATCTTGTCCAGTAAGTGTTGCACCACCATAGAGTGTAACTCCACCATAAGTGTTACGAATACGACCAAGAGTAATCATTGAAAGTGCAAGAACATATTCTTTGATAAAGTATGAACTTAAGATTTGTTCCACAGGTGGTTCAAGATAAACACCAACAATATAACATTGTGTTGACATTGGATTCATAATACCATTGCTACAACATGTTGCAGAAGGACATGTAGAATTAGAAAGATTATTAGCTGCTGCTGGTTCAGGCATAAGCTTCAAATATTGTGTTTTTGGGTTGAATTGATAAGAAACATATCTTAAAATCTTTTTAGAATGTTCAACAAAAGAACGTGCCATATGATATGTTAATAAGTCATATCCTTGTTTACCAAGAACATTTCGATTTCCCATTAAATCATATCCAAAAGTATTTGCAAGAAGCGCATAGTCAAAGTTGAAAAGTAAGTCTCCTCCACCGCCAAAATATCCGCCTTGAGATGAAGTATCAGCATTAAACACACCTAAAACTTTTCTTTTACGATTTATAAAAGCATCATAATTGCTGCTTAAAACAGAAGAAACTGTTCCAATCTCTGTGATTGTTGTGCAATTTGCGAATGTTACATCAACAGGAACCTTTGCTGGCGTGTGACGAACACAATCAGAATATGCAGAATTGTAATAAGAGAATGTAAAACCGTTGTTAGTCCAATTGCAGTTTTGTTCATACAATATTTCAAGAGGTGGTTTATAGTCGTTAAAGAATTGAACTTTACGAAGAGACATTGGACCATTTGTTGAAAATGCTGTATTACAAAGAGTAAATGTTCCAAGAATACCATCATTAGAGTCTAATGGAATAGAACCATCATTTGTGCATGATGGAACACCAAATAATTTTAAATGAGTTGCAGATGAAAAATCCAATGAAGAATTAGGCCAACTTGCAGTAACACTTGGTGAAATTCCATACTGTGCTGTTAATGCAGCACAAGATCTTATTTTTGTTAAATCGCAATTAGGATAAACAAAACCTTTGCCCATTCCTATATTAATACATGCAGAAACTGCTGGACCATTTACTTTATCTACTCCATAAAATGATGATAGTGGATAATATTTGATTGGAATTGCAGAAACAGAACTACCAAGTGCAGACATTGGCACATTTGTAAAACCGTATTGTTCTACATTATAAGATACTGCTGAAAGAACTGCTGATAATATAGGATTTGTTATGAAATTAAATCTTGTTGCTGATAAGCTAGGATTGCTAGAAAGAAGATACCAGCGAGAATTTAAAGGATTAATTGTTACACAATTTGCACCACAAATTCCTGTTGCATCCCAAGGATTTTCAGGATCAAAATAAATATAAAAATTCTGACCACTTAATCCAGAAAAAGGAAGTGAGTTCGGATTAAGATAGTTGTATTGTGTGGGATAACTGAATGGATCTGTTGAAAGATATGCGGTTGAAGTTCCAAGAAGGTTGCAACTTTTATATGTTGAAGTAACTTCTTCTACAACTGTTGTTGTATAACAATATTGTTCGTTACAACCAACATTTAATAAATCATCAAGTTTTACACCGCAATTTCTTTTATAAGAATTTGAACAAAAAACAAGATATTCTTCTTCGCGATTTCCTTCAAATTCTGTAAAATCTTCAACAGCTTTATCAATAATATGACCCCACTGTTCATCAGTAATTTCTACGGGCGCAGAAGGCCATCCTAACAAAGACTTTGTGCGATAAACTAGGTCTGCGTAATTTTCTATTCTACTGTTTAGGTATGTTGACCCAAAACCTTCTGGAGCTACGTTATTCATATAAATCTACTTATATTTTTATGCTTCAGGTGAAGGCTCTTCATTTTCAGCTTGTGCTTCACCTGCTTCTGGTGGTCCGCCCTCTGCTCCTGGTGGAGGAGGTGTTCCGAAATCTGGTAAAGACTCACTTTTACCACCTCCGCCTCCTCCGCCACCACTACCTGATGGACTTGGAAGAGGTGATGGACCTCCACCGCCTCCGCCTCCGCCTAATCCACCAAGGCCAATATCACCGCCTTCACCGCCTGCCATAGCAGTTCCTTGAATTTCTTCAAGAGCTTTTTCGCGGAAGTCTGGACCATTTTGTTCAATCTGAGCAAGTTCCCAACGGAATGCAGCATCTTTACGAAGCATATCCAAGTTTGTTAAGATTTCTCTATCAGTCCATCCTAGATACATTTTTAATGCAAGAGTATTAGACACGAAATCATTCTGACTCATATTATTAAAATTCTCGTACTTTATATTAAAAAGTTGTTGTTCACGAAGAGCAAAAAATTGACTTGGTGCAACAAAATTAACCATTATGTCTTCTTCTCTTAAATCATATTGTTCCCACCAAGAAAGCATATCAGCGTTTACTTCATCTAAATCTGTTTCTTGTTCATTTACATATTGTAGTTCTTCATAAATTCCTTCTAGTGATTTTTGTAGTACACTTTTGTTAAATTCTTCTGATTCAAGAATAATTCCTTCATTAATGTTAGATAATGATTCTTCAATAACATTTATTTCGTTCAATAAATTTTCTTTTTGAGAATTTATATTTTCACGAAGAACTTGTAAAGTATTTAGAACTTCTTCTGATAATAAATCATAATTATCCCAGCACTTATTAGTAAATGAATCTTTAAAAACTTGAGAAACTTGAAAACTATTTTGAGGTAAGTTACCACCACGAATCATGATTTTATCAATATTTAATTTTTTAGCAGATTCTAGTATTTTCTTACCTTTGAGTTTTAGGTGAACAATAAACGACTTTTTAAGTGCTGCTGCCCATAATTTTTGAATATTAATAATGTATTCTGCAAATGCTAATTCTTCTCTGGTAATACTTTCACCATCAGCAAAAGCTGCTTCTGAATTTAAACGAGAAAGAGGAACTTTAAGACTCTGGTAAAGCTTTTGAACGAAATAATTTAAGATTTCAAGGTTGTCAGGACTTGACTTACCACCACCAATAGATTTAACATCACTTGCTTTTCCACCTTCGCGAACAGGAAACCAGTAGTTTTCTAGCATTCCTTGTGGATCATAAACGTTTTCAACTCTACCGTCTCTGGCAATTGTTTTTTTACTCCAGAATTGGCCCATGAGACGTTTCATGTATTGTTCAGCTTTGCTTGGCTGCATATTACCAACATCAACTGTAAAAACAAGACGTTCTGGAGCACGAACAAGCATGTATATAACTGTAGCATCTTCGATTAGTGATAATTGACGGTATGGACGATGTGCATAATGTAACACAGGAAGTTTAAACTTTTTACCATCACTCCATTGATCATTTGATATATAAGTTATTTGTTTATCATTCATAAACAATAACTGATGTTGATGATTTGTGCCATATGATGCTTGTGCAGTAAACTTACCCCATTGAAAAGGATACATGTCAGGAGATTTAGCTCTTAATAAAAAGCAATCAATTAGTTCATTATCTAAATCATAGTAAAGAGGATCACAACGATCTGCTGATATTCTTGTAACACCAATAACTCCTAACTCTGGTTTTTTCACAGAAACAATATTTTCAAAAAATAATTCACCTTCAATCAACCAATCGCGAATAAATCTGGAACCTTTTTCATCTAATTTAAAAATTTCAATAAATCTAAAAAATTCATCTTGGATAAGAGTTTTTACTTCTTCGTTATAATCTCCTGACAAATTAAACTTTGCAACTCTTCCTTTGTCATCTTTTTCAAAAAATTCGTTTACAATTTCAGTTAATGCACGCTCAACTTCTGGGTAATTTGCCATTGAACGATAATCATCTGTTCGTCTTTTTTTATCATCTGATGTAGAATTATACATCAACTGATGATAATACATGTTTGATATACGAGAACCACCATTCATTTGATCTAAGTCATAATCAAATGCATTTGTAACAGAAAGTCTTTGAACTCTTTTATCCTTTGATATTGAAGAGTTATCAAATAATTCGTATCGGGTATTTACTTTTTGAAATTCATCATCACCGAACAAGTTTCTGATATGAGGTAATGATTTTAATAAACGATCTGTTGGATTCATAAAAATTACTTATGTCTTTAAGTATTTTATTCAAATATTACTTTGTTTAATTGTGTATTTGCAGGGGTAAATGATGATATATTATCACGAATATAATTTTCTATCAAAGTTTTTAACTTGGAATTATTTGTAAAGTTTTTAATTTTAATATTAAAATAATTTGATTTAAATCCTTTGTAGCGATTAATGTGAAAAGTATCAATTTCTTCCATCATAGTTATTTCTGGCGTTTTTATGTAAAAAGAAAGCGGTTCCCATTTATTATAATGCGCATTTAAATAAAGATTTAAGATTTGAAAATCATTTAAAGCTTTTTTATAAACTCTAATCTCATCTACCTCACCAAAAAAGTAACCATTTCTGATAATAGCCTTTTCAATATTTTTAGCACCAAGTTTTCCGCTTATTCCTCCGATAATAAACGGCGATGAACGATATTTATAATCAATTTTATAGTTTTTAGCAAAACTTTGAGAATTAATTAATCTTCCGTTTATATAAAAATTAGCAACTGTAGAATCTTTTTTATTTTTAATTGAAAATGCTAAATGATTCCAACCTTTTGCATAAATTGCAGGACTGTCCATTCTAAGAAGTTGGCGATTATTACCGCAAACCAATTCTGCTCTAATAGAAAATGCAGGATTTTTTATAGTTATAGGTTTAGAATTTACTCTTTCATATTTTCTCTTTGAATCAAAACCAGTAAAATCACCTGTAACATTTAACATAAAATTTTGACATAAACGACCAACAAAAAGATTTATTAAATCAATTCTTTTAACTATTTCACCATTAGAATCTAATATAATAATTTGTTGTCCTTTATTAAATACAATCCATAACTGAATTATTTCTTTATTATTAGAATAATTTTTAACAAAACACATTTCAGCATCAGTGTCAGTAAATGAAAGTTTTAAAGATTTTTCAATCAAAACTTTTCCTTTTGGATCAGTTTTTATAATTTCATTTTTGAATAAAATCCAAATATTATCATATGAATCAATTCTTAAAGCTTGTGGTTTATCTGTTAAGTGAAGAACTCTATCACCATTAACATAAAGTGTTGGTCCAATCATTTTAATTGGCTGATTAAGACTGTTAAAAGATAAAAATTCCCCACAATCTGCAACAATGTTATTGTTTAAATCAATGTCAAAAATATCTTGATATGATGCTATAGAATAACTTGAAATAAAATTTCCAAAAGAATTTACAGAAGAAATACTCTTTGAATAGTTATCTAAGAAATAAAGATTATTATTAGAATCACATTCCATTTTTGTTATATCAGAATTACTAGGAAGATTAATTGTAAGAACTGCCAAATCGTCATTTTCAATTTTATATAAATTATTGTTATAGCTATCATATAGCCACCGATTACCGAATAAATCTGTTTTTATGTAATTTATAGATATTGCGGACAATCCTAAATCTTGTTTTAAATCTTTTTCGAAAACTTTATATCCTTTATAGTTTAAAGCATAAAGATTATTTGAACTTGTAGGAATAGAAATTAGATTATTCGTTGTTCCTGTGTTATAGAAAATTCCATATCCACTTTCGTTATAAAAATTACCAAATAATTGCGAATCGTTATTAGTAGTCCAATCGCTTGCATATGTCCACAAACTTACTGTAAGGTCATTTTCGATATAAAGATCATCTTCTGGTGGAATGTGTGCATGAATAACTCCATTTAGCATTAGAGTGTCAGATGCAAGAGGATAATCTCCTACAATATAACCCGAAATATTATTAACTTCTGAAACAAATTTACTGTCCCAATTTTTAAAATAAATTTGTAAATCATCAGAAAAACTGTTTAAGAAAGTTTCATTTCTTTTTGGCCCATATCTTAGATAAGTTAATTTTTCTTTTTCCGAAAGAATTTTGTTTGATGGAATGTCTACAATATATGTAAAACTTGAAGAAAGTGTATTTTTTTGTGAAATGAAAGCATCACCTTCTGAAACAGTGTTTGGATCATACCATCTTTCTGCCCAAATTTTATTTGAACTTGGCTCAACTGTTTGTGACGAAAGCCATAAACACAGAAGTGTTCCGTTGTTTACACTGTTTATGTTTTCTGTTCCATTATTAGTGTAACTGCCATACTCATTTTGTTCAAAGAATATAACATCAGAATTCAAAGGACAATTTCCACCAACAGCACCGTTATTAATAAACTCTGCATTATTAATATAACAACTTGTTACATTATAAGAATTGAATAACAATGAATATTTGTCTGGTTCTAATGTAAAAGGAATTTTATCAGTTTTAAATTGTAAAAAAAGAGAATCAGCAACATCATAAATTTTTTGATATTCTCTATAATTTTCTGTATCAGAATAAAGATCATTGTTAATAGAATATTTTGTTTTAAGTGGAAGAATATTAAAATTTAAACTTTTATCTACAATTCCTAAAAATTGAGTCTGATTATACCCTGTTGTGCTTTGTGAGAAATTATTTTTTACCCAATCATATTTTGTTAAAAATTCTTTCATGTCGTATCCACATGAAATTGCAGAAAATTGTGTTAATGAATCAAAATAAGATGAGAGATTAGAAAAGTCTGTTAAAAAACAATAATAATCTTTAGAAAAACTTATATTTTTAAATTTATTACTAAATGCTTCAAAATTTAACAATATGTTAGATGTTGAAACTGTTGATAGTGGTATGTTTAAACCTCTTTCAAAATTTATAAAATTTAAATTATCTGGTTTGTATACAGATGAGAAAGGATATAAAGCAGATAAAGATGAAAGAACTGTTGTCATTATCTATATTTATGTCGGGTTTATTCAAATTAAATACATATAGTTTACTATCTTCTAGAAGTTGTATTCTAGACATAATAGATACGAATATTTTTATTATAATCAGATGATAGGTTAATCATACAAATTATTTAATTTAGCTATAATTAAAATAATATTGCTGTTCCAAATGCGGCAGATGATGGAACCTGTGGAAAAACCGATCCTCTAAATTTTGTTGTATATATATCACCATATATAAAAGTTCCATAATTCTTGAATACTGATAACGGGGAATTTATAAAAAAAGCATTTCCTTTAATACTAAATGTGCCATTATTAATAAATGTGCTACCGCTACCACTATTCTTAAATGTTTTACCACTATTATTAGTAAATGTACCATTATTAATAACAGTGTAACCACCATCATTAGTAAATGTGCTGTTATTAATTATATTAAAGTTGATGGAAAGTGGATATGCATAACTTAGAGCACTTTGTAAAAACACATTATCACCCGCGACAGGAGATGGCACACTGTTGAGTGGAATAGTAAGTTGAGAATCAGTCCACCAGTTGTCCGCATTATTCCAAAATTCATCATCTGATCCATTATTAGAAAAATAGTAATCCATAAATTGTTATATTGTATACCCTGGTGCAAAACTAACCACATCCCATTTTACATCAAGTGAATTATATTTTGCAGCAAATATATCCATAGTATTTGCTGAAATGGACCAATTCAGAGTTGTGGTAGGTAATCTAAAATTAGATGATAAGGAAACACTCGCAATATTGGTCCTGTACCGAACATTCCACATTATAAGCTGCGCATCATATGGATCTGTAGGTGCGGCAAATGTAGCACTTACAGAAATACCACTAATACTTACAACAAATTGATCAGCCGATAATGCATTACAATTAATTACACCTGTAGCAGTTAATGTTGGTAGAGTGTATGAAATTCTTTTATTTTTCCACGAACCATTATAATCAGAATTGTTATTTTTTGTGAAAATCTGATTTGTAGTTCCACCGCTAAGAAATGTGGTAGAATATCCACCACCACTATTCCATGTTGCAGAATAAGAACTAACTGTAGAATATGTATTTTGCCAATTACCTGTTAAAGATTTAATATCATTTCCTTGATAATTCCAATTTGTAGCACTATTAGCATTTACAGTGGTATAAACACTTAAATTATTAGCAGATTGTGCTGAAAAATTGGTATATGTATTTTGCCAGTTACTTGTTAAAGATTTAATATCTGTTCCTTGATAATTCCAGTTTGTAGCAGAATTTGATGCAACAGTAGAATTAACATTTAAACTTTTTCCAAAATTAAAAACGGATACTCGACTAAATCCATCTATACCAGAAAGACTATTATCTAGTCTTACTAAAACTTGACTATTAGTAGTCGCATTTGAAGATGCTTGAAGATCTGAAAAATTAACTGTTGCCATATATTTATGTATTTATAAATCAATTCCTAAAATTTCTGAATTATCAAGAGTTAAGAATGAATTGTTGTCATCTAAGAAGATTTGGTTCAAAATAGGAGAATCTATATTTGTTCTTCTTAAAATTCCGTTATAATTATCTAATTTATAATTTAAAAAAGATTCATTAACATTTGTAAAATGAATATTAAACACATTTAAATACTTTACTATTTCATAATGTATTAATTTACAAGAATCATTGTTTAATTTAAAGATTAAAGAATTTATATAATTAAATGAACCTTGTTCTGTTTGATAAATCATGTATAATTTATCATTTACTAAATTTACAATTGGAAGATTATTATTTTTAAAAGTATAATTACTAAAAGAATTAAAATTATTTATATCACTTTGTTTTGGAAAAATACTTTCAACTGAATGTTTGTTTATATCATATAGATAAATTATTGGAATAGTGTTTCCATTAATCATCTTTTTTAAACCAACTATTAAAACTTGTTTTTTACCTTCTATTAAAATACTTTTTATAAAGCAATTTCCTTTAGAATAAAAAGGAGTTGATTCTTCCGAGTCACCAAAATTTACTGTTATTCCGCTTTTTAATCTATTTATACTAACTGAACTATAGTCAAAACCTAGTTTTTCAATTAAAATAACGTTATTATATTCTAATATTCTAAATTATTTTTTATTTTTAAATTGAAAAAGTAAGAATCATAAAAAATTTCTAAATCTTGAATACCTTGATTTGCGTATTGTTGTGTTAAGATTTGTGACAGTGTATTCATTATATATATTTACCTGTTATATTAATTTAGTAAAAATAATTTAAAAAATATGAAGAAAAATTAAAAGATTTAAATAATTTAGCAGGATAAAAAGATTAATTTATTATTCTATAATTTCTACTTGTGTTGTTAATGCAGCATCAAGTTGATTTTTAACTGCATTGGCTTGAGTTTGCATTACAATTCCATAATACTTATTAACCACAGGTGTTATGATATTCTTTAATCTTTGTGTATAGTCAAGAGATAAAAATGCTTTGATAAATGCATTTGATGATACATCTAAAATATCAGCATTAAACTCTACATTATCTGTGCGAGCTTTTTCTCTGGCATCATTTATAGTTGTTAGTCTCCATTGCTCGTATCCAATATCGTTGCTTACTAGAGGTATCAATGGTTTATTTTCTTCTGATATATTTAATGTTGTTGTTATTTTTATTTGCATATTTTTTATTTATACTGATGTTGCTTTAGTGTAGGTCATTCGTGTGCCTGCGTAAATTGTAGCTACGTTACTAGTAACTGTTGCACATTGCAATGTAATGTTGCCCGCAGTTGAACCATTTGTGACTCGGAACTCTAAGCGGAATGTTACCTG